CACCATTACAAATGGACAATCGTGTGCATCCTCGAACGTGACAGCCCCGACGAGTTACGTGACGGTCTCAGGTGGAACGCAAATATTCTCGACGGTCGTGTCGGCAACATCGCTTGCGACATTCGACTTGACTCCATACGATATTTCAATCTTCCCGGGGGACACCATTTCATTTGCGGCATTCGGAACGGCATCCACACCATTGGTCGGTGTGACGGCTGTGTGGTCCGAGGACATCTAGTCTTTTCTGTACACACAGTAGATGGCGGACGACTCGCAGCCCATCAAGTATGTCTATGTGGATTCTACAAACAGAGATTCGAATATATTTCCGAATGGAAATTCGTATACCCTTCACTTGACCAACCCGCTCCACTCGGTGATACAGGTTGACCTCGTGGCAGCCAAGGTGCCGAACACGGTCTATAACCTGACGAACGGGTCGAATGTCCTAGTCTTTACGAACATGACGGATGCCCTAGCGCCCATCACCTCAAACATCAGCATCCCAACTGGCTACTACTCCGCCTATGGCCTTTCACAGGCGCTCGTGAATTCATCTGGGCTCATCTTTTGCATGGACTTTAACCAGGACGAGGGCCGGTACATATTTTCCAGCAATGTCCAGTTTAATCTCCAGGGGACCACGAGTGAAATAAGGACCCTTTTAGGCCTCAATTCAGGGACGTTGAGTAGTTTTTACTATTCTACTTCACCAATTTACGTCAACGACATCACATATACTGGCAAATGGCTCTACAAGTCCTCAAACATCATAAACCTGACGGTCAACGAGTACGTCTTTTTGGATATAGAGGAACTCCGGACAACAAGCGTCCTCGATGCCAAGAAGCTCGTGGGTGGCACGACAGAAGGTTCCTCTATCCGGAACAGCTTCGGGATGATACCCATGGACGTGCCGTCTGGGGTCGTGAAGAATTACAAGGAAGGTGCCGATTACCGGCAGTACATCATGTTCACGAGTCCTATACCCAAGATTTCACGCCTGACGGTCCGCTGGACTGATTCACAGGGCCGACCCGTGAATTTCCAGGGGTTCGACAATAATGCTTTTACTCTGAGGTTCCACTGCGAGTATCGCAAGCCCCTTCCACCTCCACAGCCTTTGCAAGATGTGGAACTGAAGCGTATAATAGAAGCCATGACGATAGCTTTACCCCCGCCTCCTGAAAAGAAGACAAAGTTCAAGATACCGTGGGTTCTTATTTTCCTGGTTTTAGTTATCTGCTTCGCTATTTATAAGACGTTTGGGCCCAAGCCTGCGCCTGTGGTACAAGCGCCGACTGGGTTCGGGCCGGGGCAAGTCGCTAGGGCTTGAGGCTGGGTAGGACGAGTTGCTGCGCTCACGCGCGGGTCACCGCGTACACGGGCTGAGACGGCTCGTGGATGGTCACGTTGCGGGCGACCGACTTGATCAGCATGTAGACCAGGATGGCCAGCAGGGTGGTGAACAGGGCCGACAGCAGGTAGTACTGGCCGCCGTTCTTGCCGACCTGGACAATCTGGCTAATCAGCCAGCGGACAACGTCCATCCAGGCAATGGCGCTCGCGAACGAGAAGCCCGCCACGATGGAGTTCAGGGACTGGGACTCGAGCTGGAGGGCGACGCTTGACAGAATACCGGACATTTATTATTGGATGTGAAAAAAATTGGGCTCGTGTGGGTCCCACCCTTTCACATCTGGAATCTCCCTGGAATCTTCATCATGAATTGTCTTGTATTCCCGGCCTCCAGATATAGGCTGTGGTTCTTCCTGGTCGTCTTCATATGGTTCCTCCTCTATGAGTGTCGAGTAACGAGGCTTCTCTTCGTCCTCTTCGTCACTGTCGTCAATAACGAAAATCTGTATTTTTGACATCTAATTCTCCCTCTGTTTGTTGACGGCGTTTTTCAACGCGCGTTCGGCTGGAGTCTCGGGCTCCCACTCTTCCCACGTGTCATCGCACTGGTTCATCTTGGTGGCCATTTCATCGTCATCACCCTCGTAGCGAGACCATGCTAATTCTGAATCAGAAACAGTCTCCCAAGAGCCAGAGTCCGAGTCTGATGCATCGGGGTCGAACTCTGGGTCCTCGTCAGAGTCTGACTCGTCGTAAATTTCAGGATACAGGGAACCAACGTGCTTCCCCATGACGTTCCTGGCTGCAAACATGAGCCCCATGCGCATGTCTTCAGCCATGATGATGTCTCGGCCACAGGCCTTGGCATAGTGTGCGGCTAGTACCGTAGCCGATTCCATGACGGGTAGGAAAATGTCCAGGGCGGCCTCTTCCATTTATGATTCATAATTCGAAAACAGTACTGTGGCCTTTCCGCGGTCCAAGTACACGAAGCTGTAGGACACGGCATATACCCGGATGTTGCGGTTTGCCGTGCTGGGGTTCAAGAGAATCTTAAGGGTCTGGTTGGAGACCATCGAAAAGTTCACATGACCTGTCGGGACGTTGCCCTCGGGGTCAAGACTGAATGAATAATTGTAAAATAGCCTACTTTGAATTTTAGTATGAAATTCAAGAGACTGAACTACCCTGAGGAATGCGGGTGTTCCGATATCAGTAGTTATGCGGTCCACATTATTGAATGACAGTGACAGGTTCTGAATCTGATCTGACGTGCCGAAAGTGGATCCTACGGTCCCAGTGGCTGTGTTACTGTAATCGTAACCAACGGCCGAGTCGTTCTGGACCACGAAAAACAACTCCTTGACTGGGTTGGTAAAGTTGAGGGTGCAGGTTGTCGCTACATTTCCCGTTGCGAATGGTACGAAGAACTTCTCGAGCTGGGCAAACTCGATGAGGTACAGATGGGGCTTGCGCTTGATGAAGTTTCTTTCAATTTCACCCAGATATACGTTTTCTACATACAAAGACGCGTTGAATGACACGGCGGTTGTGATGGGTGGGTAAGTGAACTTGCTCGCCGGATTGAACCCTATGCGGATAATAACAGGATCTTCAATAGCGCATATGGGTATACCCTTTTTCAATATGAAAAACGGGACGTCCACGGTATAGGTTGTTAGGCCCCCATTAGAGACTGAAGGTATCATATTCTTACCGGTCAGGGACGCCAGGGCCGCCTGTTTGGTCTTGGGGACCTCTATGTCCTGTTTGAGTTCTATATATTCACCCCATATACGCTCAACAAGCTGGGTGCCTATGTAGAGGTCAACGAAGTTTATCATGAGGGTCCCGGCCGAGTCGAGAATGGCCGCCGAACCAAACCCTGGGTTTTGAATTTTGATGTAAATTTTGGTGACGAGATCACCCGACCGGGGAAGTTGGATGAAGGTTTCGCCTCCAAAATATTGACTGTCTCTGTCAAACAGGACTTCATCAATTCTAGATGAAAATTGGGAAGATCCTGTATATTTTTCTACAAAATATGTCACTTCTGGGTCTGCACTGAGGGCTATGTCTTCGCGGCCCAAATATGCCAAGCTGGTCCTACCAGCCATTCCTACTAAGTATTAAGAAGAATTAAACTCAAGACCAGCGAGACCATCAGCGACCCGGAGAATATTGTAGTTGACTGCGATGATTCTGAGTTCTTTTGCAGGGTAGTACCCGTCAGACCGGAACATGTTGAGTGTCAAAAGGACCTGGCGCAGACGGCTAAAGTTGATGTGCCCGGACGGTTTAGACTGTGCGGGATCCGTCGCCCAACACTTCATAAAGAACGTCCTGGTGGGTAAAGTCTGATACTTGTTGAAAGGCTCGATGACGGACAGTTGGGTCGCGTCGGTGATGCGGGCCGACAGGATCTCCTCTCCGTTGAAACTCATTCCGATTGACGAAAGGCCATTGTTCGAGTAATCATAGGGGTTATTCACAGTGGGTTGGATGACGAAGAAAAGTTCTTTGACTGGATTTCTGAACAACATAGGGAATACTCCCTGTCTGAACCCTTGGTCAATTGGTATCGTCTGATACTGACACTGTGATATTATGTAATCGAGACGGGTCCCCTTGAACCAGTTAATCTCAGGTTCCGAAATGTATACGTACTCTATTATAAGCGAAGCCTGGAGCGTCTGGTTCACAACTGAAATGAAGCTTGCGACACCGGTCAGCGCGTTAAACTGGCGGAACGTCACGTGTATCTCAACGTCTTGGCGGCTGACGGCTGTGAGGGGGAGATATAGATCCGGGTTATTGTAAAAGTAATAAGGCAAGTTCACATAGTATGTTCTGCCAGGTGGGGGATACTGGGCTATAGTCGAGTCATTCTTGCCCGTCATGAGCGTCAGACCCACCTGATTTTCATATGGAACGTTCAAGTCATTCCATATCTCGATATATTCACCCGAAAGAGACTGTATCGTCTGCCCACCTATTTTAAGGTCGGCACTCTGAATAGCGAATGTCCCCACCGAGTCATAATATGTATAAGATGAAAGGGGCAGTTCCCCCACATTCGAGGCGACCGGGTAAACCCACATGAAAGTGTTCGAGTAGAGATTCATAGCAGTTGGTTTGTACCCAACAGTCCCTACGGAGACTGAGAAGCTCATAGGTGAAACATTTGCACGAAACGGGACATTGATAGAATAGGGCGGCTGAAGACCTACACCGACCGGATAGGTTGTCGAGACGCCATACTGTGCGTTTGAAACTGTAATACTCGATACTGTGTCGTCTGACTGGATGACACTCGTGAGCATGTAGGTCCCCACGTTGCTCACCTGGATGGCCCCGGTCGTTGTAGTTTGTAATATATATGGGACGCCGTTCGATGTGAAATTTGAATTAAAATTGAGAGGGGTCGTCAGAAGATTAGAAGACGGCTGATACAGAAGGCCGTTCCATGGGAGGATGCGGCCACCGTTCGTGTACCCGGGCAGGCCACCGTTCGGTAGACCAAGGTATGAAAACGCCACGAAAGATGCAGAATTTAATGTGGGCGCACTCGTGGAATTCAGGGAAGAAACGTTGATGTGATATTTGGCGGCAGTGTCCGTGACGATGATGGGCATGTAGATGCTATAGGTCGGGTTGCGGAGCTGAGAAGACATGTCATAGGCATAAATGTTATTCGCACTTTCACCTATAAAGACGTTTGATATATAAGGATACACCGAGTCCTTCACGTTAAACATGGCCGACACGAGCCACTGGCCTTTTGTAGTAAATGTGAATGAATGATCGGTATTAAGGATGGTCCCTACCGAACCCGTGGTGACCACATTTGAATAGAACGGAATTCTTGCACTGCTAACACTCGAGACGGTGACTTCGTTTTTTAGTTTGTAAAAGTCTTCCACCGGGTTCACTGAGATGTACGAGTTTGCCGCGAGCTGTCCCGAGGATGTTGTGATGTAGAAATAGTAGGTGTTGGCGCTGGATGCCACAAGAAGAGGAAACGTGATGGGTGTGGAAGGGTCTGGAGATACGGTCGGGCTATAGGTTTGTTCGAAATAGATGGGTGATGTGATGACCGGGCCGTCGGATGTGTCTGACCCGAACGCAATGGTCTGAAAAGAACCATTATTTACCTGAAAATTAGCCCTTATCATGTAAAGTCCTGTATTCCTGAACTTGAGTCGTCCGCCCGTTGTTATGGTGTATGTGGACGAACGGTCTTTGTCTTGCTGGCTCCACACGGGACCTAGAATGTTTGTTGCATTAAGTTTTACATATTGCTGCCCAACACCAACTGAATAAGTCTGATTCAGTGTACCAAAGAAACCTGTCAGAGGGTCAACGGGAAGACCAGAGCTTCGGGTCCAGCCCGCTTGCTCCAGGGTAAAGTCGGGATTGACCTGTCCACCGACGGCATTGTAGACCAAGTTGGTTCCACTCGTGCTTGCAAAGTTCCTAGGGTCGAAGCCCCAAAATACAGCACCATCGGCGTTCGCTGAATTCTTAACCTGAACGCTTGTGGTGGCTACAAATACGAACTTATTAGTAGATGCGTTATATGATATTTTACCTCCAAAAAAGGTGCTGAGCCAAATTGATACATTCAGTGAAGAGTAGTACTGGAACCCAGCTGTGGGCCCTGTGTATGTCACGCCGTCTATAACTACAAAAGGAACATAGGTTACGGTGGGGGGTGTGGGCCAGTACCAATCGGTGCCATATGTCGCCAGAGACGGCAGAATCATCTTGAGCGTCACAGCCCGTATAAGATCTCCCTTTTCTGGAATTCTGCAAATGTTGTTTTGGCCGTAGTTGACCCTGTTTCCCAAGAATGGAACTTCGAATGACTCGAGGACGAAAGGGGTGTGCCTCTTGTAGACGCTTGAGAAATAGGTCAGATCCGGACTCCCTGTGAGATGGACATCCTGTTGTCCTATCGCTGCCAGCTGGATGAATCCAGCGGACATTCCTACTAGAGGAAAACATTGTTTTCCGCCGGGCGGAACGCCCTCCAGCGCCGCGCTCGTTTTGTGTTCTAAATTTGCACGTCAAACATAGGATGACGCTACAGCTCAAAAAGTTCGATCCCAGTACGATGGGTGACGACAAGATTTGCGTCTTTATAGGTAAACGTGGCACAGGAAAGTCCACTCTCGTGACTGATATCCTGTGGTACAAGAAGAACCTTCCCGCTGGTATCGCAATGTCGGGTACTGAGGATGGCAACGGCCACTACAAGCAGTTTATTCCTGACATATTTGTTTACTCGGACTTTAACAAAGGGGCCCTAGAGAAGCTTCTAGAGCGTCAAAAGAAGGCTGTAGCCGCCGGGCGGGCCACCCCAGTGTTTCTCCTCATGGACGACTGTATGTATGACAAGGCGTTCATGCGTGAAACGTGCATCCGCCAGCTCTTTATGAACGGGCGCCACTGGAAGATATTCTTTATGCTCACGACACAGTACTGCATGGACATGCTTCCGTACGTGCGTAGTAACGTGGACTACGTGTTTGTCCTTCGAGACAATGTGAAGCAGAACCGTGAGAATCTCTACAAGGCTTTCTTTGGCGTCTTCCCGTCGTACGACACCTTCAGCCAAGTTATGGATGCGACTACTGAAAACTACGAGTGTCTGGTATTGGATAACACATCCAAGTCAAACAAGGTTACGGACTGTGTGTATTGGTACAAGGCTCCCATCAGGCGGAATTTCCGTGTAGGGGCCCCAGCGTTTTGGCAGTACCATCAGCAACACTATAACCCGCGGCACCTCGTCGCCCGACCAGCGGAACAGCCCAAGCGCAGGGGTTCAACGGTTGTTGTAAAAAAGAGTTCTTAAAAATAGTTTGACCTATAAATGGAGAACTATGACCCCATGAGTGCATCCACGCCCATCACCGACCTGGCGCAGCCCGACGAGAAGAAGACGGTCCCGACTGGGCTTTTACGTGTGGAAAAAAACGTTGAGGAAAATCAAATGGCGGAGTTTTCCAGTTCTATTGAAGAGATGATGCCTGGTCCAGGCCAGATGATGCAGGATGAGGTGATGGGCCCGCCGCGCATGGCGCAGGGTAACCGCCCTACAGCCCGTTCCGAGTCTTCGGGCCCTAAGAAGAACCCGTTTGGTCTGACCGACGAGCAGTACTTTGCGGTGATGGCCGGTGTAGCGGCCGTGATTGCCTATTCGGCACCGATTCAGGACAAGCTGAGCACGACCATCCCCAACTTTCTGAACGATGCGGGCAAGCAGTCGCTCTCGGGTATGGCAGCAACCGCACTGGTGGCGGCCATCATCTTCTATTTTGTTCGTAAATTCCTGACTGACAAGGCCTAGAGACCAACTGCGTAGCAGTTCCTTCTAAACTGGCCTCAGTCCCTTACCACGTCCCCACAGTAGCCTCTACTGCCCTGCCGGGCGTACAGCCCATTTTCAATAGCAATTTCCTTCATCTCTTTAAAGTTCTGCCAAAAGTCTCCTGAGTGGTCGTATTCAGCCACTGACATATGAGCAAGCTCATGGATCAGGACATACATGGCCGTATTTACATCGTCTCCCTCAAGACAGATGTAAATTTCGTACCCCTTGTTCACGTTGGACCCTATGACCCCTTCGTATTTTCCGCTCATCCCTGTGATGATGGATGGCTTGAGTACCGGGGCCCACTTCGGATCACCCGTCCGTCTGAGGACATCTAGGAAAGCCCAGTACCGCACCTTCAGATCTGTTAGCATTTTTGATTCAGAATTGAAATATACCAGAGCTGCCAAGATGATCAAGGCCAAAATGATCCAAATCATCTTTTACTACTCTTTCTGAAGACAAATTTTGAGTACAAATCTGAAATTCTCCCTGATGGCTTGCTCAACATGGGTCCGAACGCGACGGGCTCCATCCCAGCCTCTTCCAAATTTTGGATTAAAATTGATTCGTCCAAGAGAGGCTCTTCCTTGAACGCATTGGCATAGAATGGCCCATCGGATAATTTGACCATGAGCCTATCACCCTTAATCTGGATTTCATTTCCTAGGTCGTCGATGAATTTTGATTCAGAATTGACAATTGCCTCGGCCCTACTTTTTGTCGGGGTTATACCAATGAGGATACCTCCTGGCTTGAGGGCCTGGACGATAGCCTTGATAGATTGGTCGAAAAGCAATTTTGATTCAAAAATGTAGTGAATCGAAAAGTTATAGCAGACCACATCGTACGGTCCAGAACTGACGGCGTCCCGGATGTCCCCGACACCCAGGAACCAGACGCCAATTTGGTTCTCGATTGCTCGAGACTCTGCTTCTTTGAGGGACTCTTCATCTGGATCGATGGCGGCGACTCGGGCCTTGACAGCCTTCCACTTCCACCAGTCGCCGCCCCGGCCACACCCACAGTCCAGCACGTATGAATTTGGCTTGACCCAGTCAACAATCAACTGGCGTTTTGCATCGTTGTGAAGTTTCCTCAGGTCGGAGCTCATCTTTGCGTATTTGGGCTTAAAAAATAAGCTCGTTTCTCTTTTATATGGGTACTCTCGAGCAGGACTACCTGACTGTGCCTGGCCAGGTCTTCGCATGTATTTCTTTCGTTGGGCCCGATATGCCCCAGAAGAATGAAAAGTTGGGTATGAAGATTCGCGGGTGCTTCTCGACTCGTGACGAGGCGGGTCAGCACGCGAAGCGTCTTCAGAAGGAGGATGCCCTTGTTGATATTTACGTCGTGGACATGTACAAGTGGCTACTGATTCCGCCGGATCGTGAGCAGATTGAGAACACTCACTTCCAGAACGACAAGCTCGAGGAGATTATGGTCAAGTACCGCCAGAGCCAGAGCGCGGCTGCTGCTATGTTCGAGAAGCGCAAGCGTGACATGATCGCCAAGCCTATGGAGGGAGATCTTCCTTATATTGACCCGTCGGACGAGAACTCCAAGTTCTACACCAAGCCGGATGTCCCGCCCATTCCTCACCCGTCGGATCTCCTTGATGACCTGAAGAAGGAGTTCCCCGATGCCTCTATCGAGGAGCTGGTTGCCAAGGCGGATCTGCGTGTGGCAGCCGAGGTGATGCGCCGTCGCGAGGCGGCAGCCAAGGAGGCTGCGCTGACCACAGTCGTCGAGGAGAACCCGGAGGCGTCGCCAGATGACGATGTGCCTGCCCCTCTCGGCGAGTAGCCAGGAGCCCCAGTAAAATATTGTAAAATAGCATAATGATATTCGCCGTTTTGGGAGTGCTTATAGTTCTGGGACTTGTATACATGTCCCTGAAGCGTTTCCCAAAGCCAAATGAACTACCTGATTCTGACGACCCTTTCACAAGGTACAGCCAGTATGAAGTATTTCGCGATTTAGAACCAAACATACAGACACGGACAAACCCCATGACTGGATTTTTAGCTGATGATATTGACTTGAACTCAAGTGGTTCTATTGGTGCGTTTAGAGGACGTGAAGACAACGCCCGCCGTGCTCCCCTCTACATGGTTACTTAGGCTGAATAACAAGGGGTCTCATATTTGTAAGAAGAACACCGATAACGATACCTAGGAGGATGAGTGCCACAGGGTTCCCTTTGAATTGCTCGAAAAAATCGGGCTTTACGGAAATGTCTGGTGGGCCCGTATACATATATGAGGGCATTTGGCGCTCACGATCCGGCCACTCATTTTCTGGGGACCGGACGTTTCTTAACGGCTGTGCGTCCTCCTTTGGTTGGAGGAACGGAAGGTTCTCCATCTGTATCTGAATCAGTCGTCTCGCTTTTATCTGGTACTACAAAACCATCCAAGTCATCCTCATCGTCCTCATCTGAAACTTCCTCCTCCGACTCGTATGAAATATGAGATTCGATATCAGACTCGTGCGAGTCGTAATCGTCGGTTGCGTAGTCGTCCTCGACCTGCTCTACAGGCTCATATCGGGTAGGCGGTTTAGAGACGCGCCCGGAACGCGTCTTAACATTTAGCTCTGGCTGTTCGGATCCAATTGTTTGTGACATCTTCTGGATAATCATCGAGCGTCTCGTTTAAGTACTTTGGAAAAAACTGAAGTCCACGCCCAAGCGCTTTTTGGTTAATAATGAATTCGCCTTCATATCCAAGTTTGTTCCCTATGTACTGGAGCTGTGTCTGAATCTCACCGTCGTCCGAACGGCGGAGCCCGAGGGACAGGTCCCGTATGTTTTCTATTGACGCATAGAGTGCACCGGCCGCAACGTCAATATCCCGGTCAGCCTGTTCTTCAAATCGATGCAGGTTTTCCAAAAAACGACTCCAGCTTTCTGGGTCCAGACCCGAGTAGGGATGGACCATGCTTTCGTACTTTTTGAAACGCGCCTTGGGGCCCGTTGGGAAAAATATCCATAAGAAAACTAGAGCTAGGGCTACCCACAATAGCAACATCTTTCAGTTGCTCTACTATAGATGGAGGAAGAATATGTTCCTGACCGTGAAACTCACGGCATTCTTCGTCAAAGCACCTCTGAGATACACGGCCTGAGTGTATAGAGAACCAGATATGATTAGACTTGTGTTCTGTTCGGATCCTCTCGCAGAATTTAGAGTCTGACTGTGCATACCATCCGTCATGCTCGTGTCGCTGCACCTTCTTAACCTGGGCCCGCCGCTGCCCCATAAGGTATCGCTGAATAAACTCCTCTAGGCCCTCAATCTCCACCGTCTCATGTGCTAGACGCCCCACCTCGTCTGTACGTATCGCAAAAAGCGCGAGGGTGGCCTCGTCTGGTTCCTTTGGAAAATCCCTCCCGGATACAAGGTCCCGCCAAGGTATGTAAGGGTCACCCGATGGCTTCTTATGGGACCAGAGCATCCTAAGTCCCGACCCTCCATAGACTGACGCGTCGATGATGGTATCCCAGGGACCTTCTCCAAGGCTCGTGATGATTTTTGTTCTTAAATTCAGTGCCTCAGTCCTGTTGACAACAAGATCTGGCCAATGAATATGTACGCCAGATTTTATACCCTCCTTGACGGGCCGCGGTTGGGCCTTGGCAATCAGGCACCTAGACTTGGTTCCCGTAGCCTCGTGTATAATATTACAAAATTCGACCAAGTCGGTATCTGATAACTTTTCAGGGGCTTTATAGTCTAGGTCCACAAAGAACTTGAATCGTTCAGTCTTTTGCTCGACCACATACATCTTTGTTCCTGACTTGACAGCCTGAATGTATGCCCGGTAGAATTCTTCAGTTTCTTCCGGAGGTACATTGAGCATCCCACCATCCATGAGGAGGTGGGTCGCGGCGCCATTTGGGACGCGCCACTTCTGAATCATACTAAATAAACAGCTTATTGCTCTAAGTTACTCTTCATCCGACGAGCTCTCAAGTGTGAGGAATGACCAAAAGGGTTTGGGTTTCTTCTCAGGAGGAGGAGGAGGGGCAACCTCGACTGGCTGGGCAGTCTCTTTCTCACCCTCGAGTTTCTCAATTTCATAACAAAGTTTACGTAGGGTCATTTCTTCGGCAAGTTTCTGAGGATCTGAGCCATCATTCCGAAGGCTCGCGAGGATCTTCGCAAACTCGAGTTTTGAACGAGTCATATTCTAGTATGTCCACAGGACTTATTTATACACGACGAGCGCGTCAGCAGCGCAAGTTGAATGGCGTCTTGTGGCTTGTCTTGAGAGCCTGATGGAAATCAGGGTTGTCAAGGACGTGAGTTTTGACCATAGGCCAAATATTAGGCCGGCTTGATATACTAGCAAGGGTCTCAAACTTGCAGTCGTCATTTTCGTCATAGTTTTTGCGGAAAGGAATTTGGCTTCTCTCCATTTTATCCTTTTCATCGGTGAATCTCCGGACGATGTGTCTGTGTTCAATTGGGGTCATTGGCATTTCAAAAATGTAAACGTGGTAGTGATTCACAACCTCGACTCCATCTTCGATATCTCTGGGTTCAGGTGTATCCGTGATAAACTTGAAGTAGGAATATGAACCCCTCTTTAAGTTTATCGTTCCGCGTGTTTCTTCTTCGAGTTCTCGAACCGCACACCGAAGTGGGTTGAAAATCTCACGTCGGCGACACCCGCCGGTCACGAACGTCCATTCTCGGTATCTCCGATCATGGACGATGAGGAAGTAAGGAACATCGTTGACTGTGCTTACAGGTATTGCTATGGCTTTATGCCGCTCTCGAGGTGTCTTTTCCATCCTCTACTGATATTTCTGGAGCAAAAAAAGTTGTGAGATTTCCCGTGCGTGGGTTGTACGTCATCATAAACACGAGGCAGGCTAAAATAGCCCAGAATATCCAGTGCATTACTTTTTACGAAGGTATTTAGTTTGCGTACAGGAGGCCGCCCGTGCCCTGGCTGATGCGCAGGATGTTGTAGTTGACGGCGTACAGGTACTGAACGGGGTAGTTGACCGGGCCGGCCAGACCGAGCAGGCCGTTGGGCAGGGTCGCCGGCACCACCAGACGGTAGGTGTCCAGACGGGAGAAGTTGAGGGTACCGGTCGGCTGCAGCTTGGAGGTGTCCAGGCAGTACGGGATGACCGCCACCGGGGCGATGGCGTTATTGTGAACATAGCCAAACGGCGTGTGGAAATAGTGCTGCACATCCGCCCACTGGGGAACGTGCTTGGACTCACCCACGTCGATACCGTTCACCTGGGTCTTCAGGTTGAACAGAGCAGAGTAGGTGCTCTGAGAGCCGTTCGCGTACACGTTGGTGTAGTTGACCACGGGGAACGCCAGGAACTTGACCGGCTGAGCCAGTGCCAGCTCCTGAACCGGCTGGTTGCTCAGGTTAACACGCTGCACCTGGGTGATGAGCATGTCCAGAGAGTTCTTGGCGAAGAAATCACGCTCATTCTGGTCGAGGTACACGTAGTTGGTCCAGCACTGCAGCTGCAGACCCGCGTATGTCGTGGTCTGCTGGGAGGTGCCCTGGAAGAAGGAGATGACACCGGGGTTAATGGTGATGGCACCCGCGGGCGTCGCCGGGAAGGTCAGGAAGACCTGGTTGGCCGTCAGAGCCGGTGCGCCGGTGATGGGGTTGGCTGCCGCCGGCCCCACGCCACCCACCACAACCGGGCCGGTAATGGGCAGACCCAGAACGTACTGGCCGGCCTGGATTCCGAACTGACCAGTGGTAGACGTGATCTGCGACAGGGTCAGCACACAGCTGGTTGCGGCTGATGCGATGGTCAGGTTGCCGGCCGTGCTCGTCAGGGCCGACGCCACGGGCGTGTAGCCGTTGAGGACACCCTGGAAAGAGGCCGAGCAGATGTTGCTGATGGCGGCGTTGGCGAAAGCCACCACCACGTTTGAATAGCCAGTCTGTGTCGGGCCAGAAATGTTCGAGAAGGACTGGATCACAGCCGCATTCGCAAGGTTGCCCGTGGGAGAGGACAGAGCAATACCCGGGAAGAGCGGGCCGGTCGACTGGGTGAAGACCAGGTTCGAGGTGTTAGAAACGGACTGCAGCTGAGTCGAGGTCACAACCACATTTGCGGAAGTCTGGGGAATGGCAGACACCACCGGGTAATTGGTCGGGCCGAACGTGATGGTGCTGTTCAGGGTCGTGGACCAGGTGATGCGCAGCTCCACGTCATGGTACTGCAGGGCGATCAGGGGCAGAGACACAGACCAGTCCTTGCAGAAGAAGAACTTGAGGGGGAAAAATGCGGCACGCTGGCTATTGAGAGATGCGCTGCTGCTGTTCAGGTACCGCTGGGAGAATGTCTGGGCACCAACCACCGGCTCGATGTCGGTCATGTACTCGAAGTCGTGGGTGTCGATGACCTGACCGCCAATCATCAGCTCAACCTTGTCGATAACCTTGGCCCAGTCCACACTGGTGACCAGGGAGCCGCTGGAGTCGCGGGCTGTGAAGTACACGTAGCTCAGCAGGTCGCCCTTCTTCTCGAACCGGATGGTCGAGATGCCGCCAGCAACAGGCTGACCCTGGATAAGCTGACGCTCGACGGCGTTGGCATAGTGGGTATACCGCTTGTAGTTGGCCCGGTAAAATGAAATCTCGGGCTTGCCGGTCAGCCAAGCGTCCTGATCACCAGTTGCGACAAGTTGAACGATACCACCGCTCATTTACTCTGTGTCTATATTTTTTTGTCCGCCTTGAGACGGCGCGCCTGAGCCTCAGACAACCGCCAGGGATGGGAGGGCCACGGGGTTTTTCTCGAGCTGTTGGATGGCCACATCTAGGTTCCGTGCAGAGCCGAATGGGTTGCACTTGCCCTTCTTCTCGCCGAAACGGTAAAAGTCCTCTTTGACATAGTTCTGGAACCGGCCTGCATTCATGGGCGGCACTGGGAACGGCACTGTTTCAGGGCGTAAATTCGTCATGGCCCCACCTGCATTGACTGGGCTGTCCCGCACGTTCATGCGGCCCGGGTTGCCCTCGCGGTCCTTCTTACCACGGAAATCATTGCAGCGGGTGAGAGCCTTATCAGTGGCCATGTCGCCAATCCCGTAGGGCTGGTACACGTTATACTGGGCAGGGCCGTTCTCGAGTGCATCGCGGCGCATACCAGTCTGCTGACGGTTGGTGCTACGCTTGGTCTTGTTGAATTCAGGCCGGCCCTCCGGCTTGGTGATGGCACCACCCTGACCCTCTGCGCGAGTCTGTGCTGGGGGGCGGTACCATGTCTTGGTGTCCTTGGCCTCGTGCGTCACCTCACCCAGCCCACCCGGGCCTCCGCTCGGGATAAAGTGGGCGGCCGGACCTTCGCGGCCCTCAAGGGTCGTGAGCTTCTCCTCGTTAATATTCGTAGGAAGTGCACGGAAGTACTGGTGGAAACCACCGGCGGCCGCAACGTTCGGGCCGACTCCCAGACCCGGACCCACGCGCTGGCGCTCGATGGGCTGCAGGTTATTCATCTTGTTCGAGATGTACTCGCGGCCGTACAGGTTATAGACGGGCTCGCCGTTAGGGAAGCGATTGGCGTTCGGCTGCATGTCCTGGAGGGACGGGATACCAGTGTTCTTTGGGTTGATGCGGATGTCGCCGATGCGCCGCCCAAGCTCTGGGTTCATATTTTTGAATTCAAATGCATCCTTGGCGTGATCACGGGCGTTCGCCATCTGATCAATATCACCACGGGTAAGGGATCGAGTGGTTGGCGGCTGAGGAACCGAGAGCTGACCATCGTCCTCGCTCAGTTTCTTACCAGCAAACACAAGACCAACAACTGCCGCTAGGGCCAGTGGGTCCATTATTAGTTTACGTATATTAAATTTCCTTTAGTTGCACGGCTTGATGTAGCGCTGTCCGAATCTGTTATTCTGATCATCCGCGTAGGTGTTGCGCGGGTTCCACTGCATCCAGCGAATAGGCAGGGTGCAGTACTGGTTAGGGAAATCATAGGGCTTCTCGGTCATGTCCTTGCGCCACGCAGTCGTCGTACGGACCCGCAGCAGGCTCTCGACCTGCGTCTTGTCCTCGAGGGTAATCTGAGCCGGACCCAACATTATTCCGGTCTGAAGCATAATAGGAGAAGTGTCAAGACGGGGTGCACCGCACGACATTTAGTATTAGGTAGGAAAAAGTTAACGACCGTTGCCTCCGCGCATCTGGGTCACCTCCGGGAAGTGGAAGTTGAAGTTATCCGGCTCGCACGCACGACCACCCTGGTCCTTGCACATGGGTGCGAATTTCTTGCCGAAACTTGCCTCGGCGAAGCCCGTCTGGTCGTTCGGAATGGTCGTCACGGGCACGCTGTAAAAGTTGCGCTCGGCGTCGCGCAAGCGCTCGAACGGGTGAATCTTTGACCACTGCTGCTGGACCTCTGTACGTACGCTCGGGTACCACGCAGCAGACGGCCGCTCCGGGTTATCAACATAGTCCGAAAGCAAGACGTTTGCCATGGGGTTGTCAAGCGTCGGCATCGTCACCTGGCTGCGGAACGCGTTCGTCTGGATACCCTCACCATAAGGGGGACGAATCTTGCCGTCAGTTATCATATTCGTGGTCCACAGGTAATACAGGACCGCCAGGACCAGTATACCCAGCGCAAAAACACGCGCGTCCCGTTTAATGAGATACATAATGCACGTGGCGTAAATCACGAAACGGGTCGTTGCCAGAACCCGCTCTTTGGCCGTCTGTGAGGCCGACGGCCAAAACTTCAAGAGCTGGTCTGACTTGAAAATATCTTTTAGGTCCATTCTACTTTCTAACGAGATTTTTTACCCGGCTTGTTGGGCTTGGCCTTCGGGCTCGGCAGTGCCCCCGGTGGGAACATACCACTCGACATCATCGTGCTGAGCATATCATTCACACCGGACATAAGAGCCGCCTCTGACATAGGCTTGCCCTGCTTGGCCTTCTGCTGCATGTTCTTCGCGACACCCTCCGCGGCACTCTCAAGCATGGCCAGAGTCTCCGGGGGGAACATGCTCAGGGTCATGGAGATTGTGTACAGGGACGACAGCCACTGCCAGATGGCCGCCTTGCACTTGTCCGTGCAGTCCTCGCGCTTCCAAATGATGTGCAGCTCCAGCTCCTTGCAAAACTCATTCTCCTCACAGAAAAACGAATCGTTGCGCTGCATCATCGGCACTATCCACGGGCCAATCTGCTTCATGAAACGGTCGTAGGGATCACGCCCATCGCGCTTCGCCGCCTTGGCGTCCTGGATAGCCTTGTCCTCTGGAAATGACCCGGAAATATCGTCAAGAAACTGACCCATCATTTCATTGAATGCTTTAATGGTCGTCATATATCTATCAGACGCTACATCTTTAATATGGTTCACTTAAACGCGACTCGTGAGAACCCTGACCTTGACTTACGATGAAATACACAAGAATTGCAACGAGAAAGCCCGGTTTGAAGTATTCTGAGTTTTTTATCTTTTCATTGTTCATTTTGGACTTTACATACACGTAGGCCACAACGGCGGCCATGGCGATAACAGCTGCACTGATGGGTTCGCGGAAGTACTGCTCCATCTATTATTGTCCAAGTTTTTGAATTCGAGTCGGCGTGCCGCGCGGCGGGCCGCTATCCGCCGCGTCATCAAATAGGTTTTCCTCGCGGACCGGTGAGGTCGGCCCGGGCTCTTCTGGGATGTTCGGTGGGGTCAGGCTGTTATTCACAGTGACCATATTGTCCACACCCCCTGGTGTTTTTCCAAACTCCATATTTGGGGTGTCCTGTGTATTCGGTAGACCGTCCACAATGTCCGGAATGTCCTCCTCGGCCTCTTGGGCTTCCGCCTCGTCTTCCTCGTGCATCAGGTCGATATCCTCACCAACCGCAGGGAGAGGCAGGTACGTGTTCAGAATCTCAGCAGTTGGGACCAGTGTCTCGATGACCAGAGCAATTTCCTTTGAAAAGCGTTCAGACAGGTCTGACTTGCGCTTTTCGTCTGTGTTGTTTTCGGTTATGATGACGGGGTCGTCATACAGGTTACGGGCGCAGTTCTCGTAGCAGCGCTGGACGAACACGTCATTGGCCGGGAGCTTGATGGATATCTTCTTGGTCTTGCGGTCCGTACGGATGGAGCTCAGAATCTTAACCTGAATGATAAACACAGCCGCCAAGAGACTCGGAAACAGGGGCTCGGTCTTCATGATGACATCTGTATTTTTGAGTGAAATTGAAGAGTTCCAGGTCTTGATGTCCCGTAGAAGCTCCTGGAACACCTTGGTCGTGTTTTTGCCCTGAGAAACCTTCTTGGCCTCGAGCCAAATCTCCCAAAAAGCTTCAATCATAGCCGGAGTCATAGCCGCGCACAACTTCTTAGTGAATCTGCGTTCAGACTCATTGAGAAGATCCATTAGTAGGTGCCCAGAACTTATTTAGCGTTTTTTTCCTACACGCAGTTTCTGGGCTGTTTTCTGCAAGTTTATTAGGCTCGGGAAGTAGTCTCCCGACTCGTGCACCTCCTTCTCTTTCTCGATGTGTAGAGTGGACTTCCATCGTACTTTGATGTCAAGTGGCCCCACGAGCTGAACTATGTAGCCCAGTCGGGTGAGCTGGCGTGACATATAGGCCACCGCCTTGCCTAGGTCATATTTAGGGAACCCTACCATGAAAGGAGGGACCTTCAGTATGGCGTGATCGTAGCCGAGCTCTGATGAAGTTTTAATTTTACGTGAAAATTGATCCAACATGGCCTTGTATGTTTCCTTTCGGACATCTTTCCTCTTCTTCTCAATAGCGATAATTTCACTCGCTTGCATCTAAGAGAATCATTGTTTTTCTGTCTCGCCCTGTTGCGCGGCTATGGCTTCAGTCAGTTGCTTGTCGAGACTGGCGTCGATAGAAGCGTACGGCTTATACGCGTCCGGCTTGTAGGCGTTGGTGTAATCGGTCGGTTGGGCTGTAGCCATGACCTTCGACAGGGTGACGGCCCCGCTTGCAGACACGTTCGCTTCAACGTCGTACTGAATACCGTAGAACCGCTTGGTATTCATAAACATGAAACGGCTCGAGTAGTTCCCATCACCTTGAGGCTTGATGAACAGAGTCTCTATGGGGACCATGTCGTCCAGGCTCTTCTGGAACGCCTCTATGATTGCCTGAGTGATCTCAGGAGGGACCGCAGCCATCACAGTCGGTGCCTCAGCCTCCATGGTGGAGGCCTGGCGGCCGTTCCAAAATAGAAACAAAATTATGACGATGAGCAGGACTATCACTATGTCCTTCATTACTAGAGGGTGCGAAAAAGTTCCTGACTGAAAAAGGTTTGTCCAGATTAATGGCACTGCTCGTGTACTCTGATCGGTGCAAGTGGTGTCAAGAGATAATACAATATGTACGTTCCCAGCCGCCTCTTGTTGATATTGTCCGCTTTCACAACATCACGACAAATGGAGTCCCGTCCAAGATGATCACTCGGGTCCCCACCCTCGTCACTAACGAAGGTCAGATGTTTGTCGGGGCCGACGTCAAGAAGTGGCTCGAATCGATGGTCCCAGCAACGTTTGAATCGTGGGAGGGTAGTGGGGCCGTGTGTTATAACCTCGATGGTTCAGCATGCGACGACCTGTATGATATTTCGCGAATGGGGCAGATCCTCCAGCCTGAGATTACACCTGATTTAGAACGAAAAATATCGCTGAGCAATTCAGAGGCTTTGGCGAGTCTAAATAGAGAGTAAACCCTTATTTATTCCAAGATGCATCTAAAAACCATACAGGCATCGGCTATTAAATCGGTTTTCGAGGTCCTAAAGGACATCATCAACGATGTGAACGTATACTTTACACCAGCAGGTCTTCACATATTGACACTCGATACTGCACGCGTCACGCTTGTCCAGATGGCCCTCTCAGCCGAGAACTTTGAAGAGTATGACTGCCCGACACCCATCACTGCGGGACTCAACATGGCGAACGTCCATAAGCTCCTCAAGTCGGTCACCACAGCCGACACCCTCGCCATAAACGTGGAGGGCCGGGACGTCATGGAGATTGTCATAGAGAATCAGGTCAAGAAGTCACAGACCAATTTTAAATTGAAATTGCTCGACATCAACGAGGACATTCTCGAGTTTCCGGACATTCAGATGAATGTGGTAACGACCATCCCGTCGGTCGACTTTCAGCGCATCGTGCGGGACATGTCCAACCTCGGAAACGACATGAGTATTTGGCGCGAGGGTCTGAAGCTCGAGTTGAGTTGCCGAGGAGACTTTGCTGATCAGACGACGGTCATCGAGTACCCTGACGTCACGCCCTGTAACCGCACGGGTGGCGTCTTCAGCCTCAAGTACATTAGTCTGTACACAAAGGCTACTAATATGTGTTCGAGTGTCCAACTCATGCAAGACTCAATAAACGCTGATATGCCAATCGTATTTAGATATACAATTGCAAACTTAGGTGACTTGAAGTTCTTTCTGGCTCCTAAGATAGAAGAATAAATCAGATAATAATAAATGGAAGCCAGGTACGATTCTAAAATGCGTGAATGTAAAACCGAAGAAGAACTCGCCGAGTATTTGTTGTCTTGTATGCCCATCATAAGGGAATATCACGCGGAACGAGACGGTCAAAAAGTAAAGTCCAGGAATTCTCTAGGTCTCGATATCTCAATGACACAAGGGGTCCGGAGAAATGACATATATAAAAAATACCTCGCCGAAGTCGAAGGGGTCCATGAACATACAAGACAAGAACACTACATGAAGCCCTGTTCGAGTTGTGGCAGTACATATACCAAGTTTTTTGACGACGTCCTCAGTGAAGATATTTGTAAGGAATGTGGCTATAGCGAATTCGTCCAGGGGGAAGAGGTGGGATTCAAGGAGGAACAAGAGATGGAGAAGAACATAATCTACTCGTACAAGCGTGAGAATCACTTCAACGAGTGGATTAGCCAGTTCCAAGCCAAAGAGTCAACGAACGTACCCGAAGAACTTCTGAATCAGCTCAGAGTAGAATTTAAGAAGCAAAAGATAAAGGACCTGTCGGAGATTACACACGAAAAGGTCAGGGGCCTGCTCAAGAAACTCGATAAGAATAAGTATTACGAGCACGCGCCTTATATAGCCACGATGCTCAGTGGCATCCAACCACCGACAATGCCACAGTCCCTCGAGGATAAGCTCCGACTCATGTTTCACAAGATACAGGCACCATTTGAGAAACACAAACCTGGTAACCGGAAGAATTTTTTGAGTTACTCGTACGTCCTCTATAAGTTTTGTGAGTTACTCGGTGCGGATGAATATCTCCCGTGTTTTCCCCTTCTCAAGTCAAAAGAGAAACTCTATATACAAGATGCAATTTGGAAGAAAATATGTGAAGAGCTCCAGTGGGAATTCATCAAGACAATCTAACAGTCGATGATTTCCAGTGGTGTCTCAGGATCCTTTTTTGGGACGGTGATCAATTCTAATTCAAAATTGCCGACCCTGTCAGGGAAATTAATCAGGTACCCACGCGTGAGTCCAAGGAGGGTCAAGTAATTTCGGGTCTGAATTCGATAAGTCTCATTGAGCTTACTTACCGACTTGAGTTCCAATACTACATCTCGTTCGATGATCAGATCTGCCCGGACATTCCCTACGTTCTGACCCATATAGAATACCGGGACGATCCGCTCAGTCTCGTATGGGATGCGCATATCACGAAGGGCCACCTCGAACGCACGGTGATAGACCGACTCTGAATATCCAGGTCCTAGTGAAGACCATATATTATCGGCCACGGACCTTAACATCTCATCCATTAGTATGTTATGGCTTGGTCACTTTATCACGACATGGTTATATTTTGGTCGAATGTCCGTGGTAGATTTCATATGGGCAATTGCACCTGATTTACCGATGGCCATTTTATTATCACCCGGTGGGGTCTTTGTTGAACAAAGTACCCCCTGGTCGGTCATAAGAAACTGGCGTGGATACTCGTGGTTTTATAAAGTACCACATTCCCTGTGGTGCCTAATTTTGATTCAAAATTCAAGATCCAGGGGCATATACTTTTTCCATATCGTGATGGACATCTTCAGTCATACGGGTCAGTGGTCCATAGAGCCATTCTTCCCGGTGGGGCCACCGGTCCATGGCATATGGGACCCTATCGGGTGGAGCTAAAATGCTAACCGAAGCATCGTCGCCCCCGCGTTGACCAGCGTATTTTTGCGGTTATTGTAAACTCCCCGCACACGCAACTCCTCTTTTACAAAGTATGCGATGTTTTGGACACCGAAATACTTCAGGCTCGACACGAGCCACGCAAGCATGGTAATAAGGGCCTTTCTGACATTTTCAGCGTTTCTTGCGGTATTTCCACGGAATCTAGAAGCCCATGAGTTTCTGTATTTGTTGAAGCCGTTAATGAAGTTGGAAGATGTGCCACCCGTGCGGTACGCAATTGCGAACGCACTGCTCGCGACGGCCAAGTTGGCTACATTTGGAGTGAGGCGGCCGGTCTGAAACTTGCGGTAAATTACCGCAGCTATAGACGAAGCTCCGGCTTCTATGGCTTTTGTGTGTCCCGCGAATATCGTGTTGACTATATTCACAAAAGCTCGGAAGATACTCAGGAGTCCCGAACGGACCTTGACCGCATTCTGAGGCGTCATGGTCGCCATGACATTGTCCTGAACATACATGACTAAAACTATGGTCACCAGAAGTGCTACAATACGACGCACCTGTCCTTCCCGTAGTTTTGGCCGGTTGGCTTGGTTCCGTCGCTGGACAGACCGATTGTATTGAACAACGTTCGAGTTCATTTATAGGTGCTAATATTTAAAACCATCTCTTGTCTCTACGGGCCCGTGCGCTCGCGAGTGCTTTGACGACCTGCATGTCTTGAGCCGTTAGGCCCGTCGTGTTTATGTTTTTGTTCCAGTTGTAGTTTACGTAACTCATGAGTTGGCCGTTTCTGTTTCTATATCTACTGTTAAATATACCGTTGGCCGCAGTACTCGTATTTATACGCAACTTGTTACCAAGGCCTCCATTTACCGCATTGAACCACTTCTTGGCGTTCTTGAGTTCTGGGTACCGGTTGAAAAACTGTGCTCTATTTGGGGAACCCAGTTTGTTATTACTCTTCATATTGGCAATTGTTCGCTTTTTGTATAGTTCTGCAGCGGAGTGTGTCGCTGATGACGCGTATGCTCCGAGTTGTGTCTTGATGCTGTTCGGCAGGGCGTTATATGTTGAATAGAGTGCTATAGGATAGGTTGTAGCACCCGGGTAGTAATAAGCTGAAGCGGCTGCCGCACCAGCCGTACCCACCTTCTTCAAACCACCAATAACTTTAGCAGTTCGAGGATACCCGTAAGATTCGGCAACACCGGCTGCCTCGTTAGCCGCCAACTTTGCAGCCGTAGTTCGAGGGGCGGTGTAAAGACCATACGCAGAGGAACCAAAAGATGCCGTGTTTAATCCTAACCTTCCTTCATTAGAAAGAGCCCATCGTATAAGTGTAGCTTGATCAGGGCCCACCACCTTATTCAAGAAACCTGAATCTATCCAGACTTTCTTCCAGTTTTGTGCTAGACCATTTTTTATTCCTATTTTGGCATCGGCCATTTTACTCGGACCAGTTGAAGGTATCATCCAAAACTTGACTATAAGTTGAGCCAGGTTCTTACCAATTTTCTCACCAAGTTGCTTCTTTTGCACAGCGGTGATACGTGTATTTTTTAAAATACTATACAACGCTTTTTCTATCTCTTCTATCTGTTTCTTACTATTAGAATTAGTAAGACCCAACCCATACACTATCTGGTTTGCTACTAAACCTGGTAAAATAACTTCAGGTTCTCGTACAGCGGCAACCGCGGTTCTCGTGCCGCCCACCATTTTACCAATATTTGGTAACTGTAATTCATATCTAAGTTTACCAGCTTGACTTCCGTATTTACCCACCAGGCCTGCCGCGGCTCTACCGGCCCCTACACCGGCACCAACCATGCTTCTCAAAAAGCCACCAGGTTTGCGCTTGTTGACAGGCGGCGCTGGCGGCTGAGATTGACGCTGCCGTGCCTCGAGTGCGTTTAGGGCATTCAAAGATGGCCGAAGTCGTCTTCTGTTTACAGAATATTCCCTTACGTCACCAACTTTGAGTTTACCGCCACTTGGCCCGGGTATATTCCTTTTTGCACGAGCCGCGGCCAATAACCTCTCCAGATTTGCGTTCGACACAGCCGCGAGACCTTCTTCTCTTGTCGGCATTCTACTATTTCACAAGAAAATTACAGGCTGGTCTTGAAAGACCCCGAGTATTTCCGGCGGACCCACATGGCATCCTGCTTGTAGATACGGGACGCGCGGGGCAGGGTCCGCTTGGTCAGGGTGCTGATGGCCACGAGGCGGCGCATGACGGCCAGGGGCTTTTCACCCTTGCTGATGCCCAGGGACAGGGCCTTGTGGCGGTCCTTGGTGGCCTCCACCGGGTGGTAGTGGTACTTGGTGAGCATGCCACCCTTGAGGGCGCCGATAACCTTGGAACCATTGCCGACAGCGCCGACATCTGGAATGGGCCGAGCGGCGACGCGGGTCATGCCCGCCTTGCGGACATACGAAAAACTCGGGCGGCTCTTGGTTGCCCGGACCTTTATCACCTTGCGTGACCGACGCTGGACATAACCAGTCCGGAGGATGGAACGCATTTCTAATTTAGAAAGAAAATTGCTGAGAGAAGCCTGTGACAAACATCCGTAACTTCGTTTCACTGGACGACCCAAAGTCATAGACATTCTCTTCATGTGAATCCATGCTAAGGGTCGGCACGGCATATTCGTGTCGCAACTTCATACTCAAGTAGACCACATTGAGCGCGTAAGTCAGAATGTCCTTGACCTTTATGATCCGGGTCCACCCGAGCCGCATAGCGAAAACGCCCTCTTTACCGATAAAAGGGCCAGAAGGGGTCGTCTCTGCCGCTCCGCCGTCAATGTAATTCCACTCTCCTATTTGCAGACTCGAAAACAGGAATGGAATTGCTATCGTGGCGCAGACGGCGTCAAGCACGCTCATGTCCGGGGCTGTGTCGACGCTGAAGTAGGTCGTCTTCATGAGATCCACACAGTACCCGCTGATATGAAGCTTGATTGGCCACAAGTCGTAAAGTTCCTTGAAGGTCACGTCCGATTTTGTAGTAAAATTGAAACAAAACTCCGAGAGTACGTCACGTATCTTGGATGTTGGTACTAAACCATAGCTCTTAATGAAATTCTTTATATTTGGTTTCATGAGTTGTTTTACGGGTACTGACAGGGAGTACTCCAGGACTTTGGAGACGTCCCCTCGTAAAAGACAATACATGAAGCCAAGGAGCCCGCCAGCCGATGCACCCGATATCTCTTCGAGTTCATCAAGCTGACCGGTGTTCTTTAACTTTGATAAGGCCCCTAGGTACATATAGAAACCCATGGCGCCTGGACCGATGGCCAGGCGTTTGACCATATCTATTTAGTAGTATTCAGGAAACTGGCCACGCAGGAACGCGAAGACCACGGCGAAGATGACGGCGTGCAGCGCCACCGGCATTAAACTGCCTGCCGACGGCATCAGGGTCACCAGCACACCCGGGGACAGCAGCACGAACAGCACAGCCGGCACAATCAGGTCGGCAGTCGTCAGGTTCACCTTGAGGACATACTTGGCGATGATGAAATACAGCAGCGACAGCACGGCAGCGTGCACCAGCGTCACGGTGAACTTGCCAGCCCCTGGAGGCAGGGACAGCAGGAACCCGGGGCTGAGGATAGCGAAGAGCAGGGTCGGCACAAGAACCTTGGGGCCAGTAATGTCAATCATTTACATTAGGTCAATATAATGTTTTGCCCACGCGTTAAAGTTATGAGCGAGGACCCGCTCCTTCACAACTGTAAATGGAGCTACAATTTGCCACAAGAGTTCAACCTCGGGTGTGATCTCGTCTGGCGTGTACCAGTCGCGCGGGTTCAAGACGAGCTCAACGAATTGAGGATACTTGGCTGACGTCCTGATATAGTTTTCATTGAGATGGTTCTGTAGAGCCATCCATGCATCGAGGAGCTCCTCCGAGTACCAGTCTTGCCAGTCCTCTTCGGGCAGCTCATAATCAAACTCATCCGAACCGTCTGAATCATAAGCGAGCTCATAGTTGTAGGCGTCACGCGAATACTCGTCGTTGATACCCATTGTACTTGGTACTGATACGGCTCAGGCCTTTAAACCTGTTACGGTCACGCCTGCAGTCTCTTTGGTAGGGGCAGCCTCGAGAATAGCCTTGAAGGCCGCCTCGACCTGCTCCTCGTTTCCACTGAAGAATACACGCAGCCCAGCTTTAATAACGTCCTTCGTTATAGAACCCTTCTTCTTGGTTTTCTTCACGTTCACCTTAACCTTGTCCTGGATACGGACCGTGTCAATTTCATTCACAACCATGTGATGAGTCACAAACTGGCGAAGTTCCTTTTCACGCTTGTTAAGCGTAGAGAGATCTTTGCGAGCTGAGGCGAGTTGGGTCTTGATGGCAATCCACTCATTCGTAGCCGCCTTAAAGTCCATTATTTATAGTACTGCTGAAATGTTTATATGCATTTTTACATACCCTACTGGTACTCCGGGCTAATCTCAAACTTGGGGCGCATCACGTCGGGCGGGATCGTGCTGAGGTTGAAGATGCTGACGGGCACGCGCGGGTTCAGGGGCTCGGAGCGAATCTGGCGGTTGCCGTTGCGCAGCACGCCGCCGAGGGTCTCCGGGTAGCCCACCTGGCTGCGGGGATCCAGGAAGTTCTGGCCCGACAGAATGTCGCTCGGCTTGTACTGCCCGTAGTCCTCGGTCTGGACCACCTCACGGGGAATAAGGCCCGCCGGGCTGGCCGAATCGACGGTGTTGCCGCTGAAGTCCGCTGGGTTCACCGCGTGGCGGGCACCCACATGCAGGCTGCCAGTGACCGTGTTGCCCAGGTTGGAGCCCGACATGAAGCCGCTGCGGCCCGGGCTGAGCAGCAGGTACAGAACAACAGCCGCGAGCAGAAGAATGGCCAGACCTTTGCGATCCATATTATTATGTGTCGACTATTTTTTTTGGGCTGAACCTTAGTCTAGGTAATCGGTCGGATCATCCTCATCCTCATCGGCCACCTCGTCGTTGAACAGATATTTCTCAGGCTCGGCCACCTTGGTCCCACGGACGCGCACCTGGACGACCCGCCAGATGGGGCCGAACGACTTCTTCAGGAACCACAGACCAGACAACTCAATAATGACATCACACTTTGTCTCAGCCTTGACCTCCTGGGGCTCGACGGGATTCTTGCGCGAGTCGTACACCTTGGTCACGACGTTGCCCTTGATGGTGTACAGGGTAGCGCCAAGTGAGCCGTCCGTCACACTCTCCTGATAGGCGTTCTGGATGGTCTCGTCCGAGAGCTCCTTGCCGAACCACTCCTGCTTGAGCTCCTTAGCCTTGGTCAGAATCTCAGTATCGATGCCGTCGAACAGGGTCTGGTCTGCAAGCTTCAGGTTGATGGACTTGGCGGTCAGGGGGTCCTGGAGGACCACACCATTCACCTGATGCTGAGCACCCGAAATCTTCAGGAAATAACGGCCGTCTGGAAGCTTCTGGGGCTTTCCGTACTCCATCACTGTACTAGTAACTATAATATTCTTTAATGGTAGATGAGCGCATGCGAATCAAAGTACGTCGGTAAGAACTGCATGTGTATGCCCGATCCTATTTACCCTGAAAAAACAATGTGTGGGTACCTCGATCGGGACAGTGGCTCTCTGTACGCATGTTCGACGGGCTGCTGTGGCAGGGCCTGTCCGGATCAGAATTTAAATGTAAGATTGAACGTCGAGTACGCCAGGTCTGAAGGAATTTCACTTCCCCAAGGGTTTGGTTCCAACATGGTATACGGAACGACCGACTGGGAACCTCCGGGTTCGTCTGTATTCACGGCACCCACGAGTCCTAAAGAGGTGCCCATGACTCAACTTTTCACAATTGGTGCTCTTTTGCTCGTGATTTTGATAGCCTCCATCCTGACTTAAAGGCGGACCGCGTGAGACATGTATCAAATGGCAGACACTCCCATTCCCGCTACCCTGGACGCTGTTATCAAGGAGCTGAAGGCCCTGCGCAAGGACATCCGCAAGGTTCGCCAGCACCTGGAGGACCCCGACGGCAAGAAGGCCGAGGCCCGCGCCGCCAACAACGGGTTCAACAAGCCCCAGAAGATCTCGGAGAAGCTGCGTGCATTCCTGAACCTGGGCCCGGAAGATATGATCTCTCGTGCTCAGGTGACGACTCGTATTAACCAGTACATTACCGAGAAGGGCCTGAAGGCTGGTCAGCAGATTTCTCTGGACGCTTCGATGAAGGATCTGCTGGTGGTGCCGGAGGGCACGCAGGTGACCTTCCTGAACATCCAGAAGTACATCAACCCGCACTACGTGAAGGAGCCCAAGCCCGAGGGTGAGAAGAAGCCCCGGGCCAAGAAGGCAGTGGAGGCCCCGGCGACGGATGCCCCGGCGACGGAGGCCCCGGCGGCCGAGGGCACCAAGGAGAAGAAATCGCGTCCTAAGGTGGCCAAGGCGCCGACTGCGGCTTAAAACAAAACATCGTGTAACTAGTAAATGGAGTCCCCACCTGTGTTGAATCGCGAGACGATCAGCAAACTCGTGGGCACAAAAGTCAAAAATATCGAACTGTATCAACGCGCGTTCACGCACAAGTCAGCCCTGAAGCGTTACTCAGGTCTGACTGGGTCGTACGAAACACTCGAATTCATGGGAGATTCAGTCTTAAGTTTTATCGTCACGCGTCACCTATTTGACAAATATGAAAAAGAGCAGGAGGGCTTCATGACGAAGGCCCGGACCAAGATGGTCCGTGGGACAAAGTTGTGTGAAATTTCCCGAAAGCTCGGACTGGCCAAGTATGTCATAATGGACGAGAAAGGTGAGCAAAACAACTGGAACACCAACGAGCACATCATGGAGGACGTCTTTGAAGCGCTCGTAGCCGCCATCTACATGGATCTAGGCATGATCCATGCTCGCGATTTTGTTCTAGAATGCTACAAGCTTGTGGATGTCTCACTGACTGACGACAACTATAAGGATCAGCTCATGCGGTGGTGCCAGGCCCTCAAGTACCCGCTACCAGAATACACCATCGTCAGTCAGACTGGTGGCCAGTTCGGCATGACGGTTTCGGTCAACGGGATGGTATGTGGGTTTGGCGCTGGTCTCACCAAAAGACAGGCTGAGCAAAACGCAGCAGAAATAGTACTTAAAACTGACCCTCGTTTTATGAATAAGAATGGAGGACCCGAATCTAAAAAGAATAGAAAACAGGGTGAAAGAACTTCTGACCGCCGAGTACGCGGATCAGAGGAGTCCGGAGTGGCTGAAGAAGAGGGAGGAGCTGATAACAGCGAGTGACGTGGCATCGGCCATAGGGGACAACCACTACGAATCACCCGATTCATTTATAAAAAAGAAGGTACTCAAGACCCAGTGGGCCGGTAACGCCGCCACTGAACATGGGACCCGCCTCGAGCCCATCGTACGTGAAATGTACGACCAACGATACGGGAAGAAAACGCACGAGATTGGCCTCGTGCTGCATCCCGTCTACCCCTTTCTGGGTGGTTCAGCCGACGGCATCACAGAGGACGGCATCTTACTAGAGATAAAGTGCCCTTTGACGCGGAAGATTGAGCCTAAAGTTCCTAAATATTATTTACCTCAGATCCAACTCCTGCTTGAAATCCTGGACTTTGAGGAGTGTGACTTTGTCCAATATAAGCCCGGACCTCCAGAGGAGTTTGTTCTTGTGAAGGTCAAGCGAGACCGCGAGTGGTTCAAGGCCAAACTGCCCATCATGCAGTCCGTCTGGAACCGCGTTCTGGCTGGGCGTGAAAAGGGCCTCTGTGAGATTGTGAATGACCCTGAGGCATGGGACCCCGGCTTTAAGATTCAAATCGCATGTGAACTACAGGAAGATGGGGTGCCCTCACAAGCAGAAGATCCTCAAGTGCCGGGAGTGTGAATGCATGTGCTGCACGCGTTGCATTCAGCTTGAGGTCCACCAGTGTCCCAAGTTGAATGAACGGATTCGTGTTGACAAGGATAACCTCGCCAAAAAGTTGGTAAAAGTAGAGGCCAAGAAGGTTGTGGCTTTCTAGAGACCAGTTCCAGAGGAACTGTGATCCATTCGGTGATCTCAACTGCTCCGCAGTTGGTTTCTAGAACTTCTTGCGCCACATGAAAATCAGAATTAAAAGAATGACCAAAAGAATGAGCAAGTCCTGACCCCGGTTGACGTGACCACCCCATGACCACTTCATAGCCGGACGCTCCCACGTGACGCTCAGATCCGGGTACTCGAACTTGCGCGCTGGATACCCGATAAAGGGTGCGGGGCTGGGCGCCACCTCGTTCAGGAACATAGGACCTGAACGGTTGAGATGGCGCGGCAGAAAGTGATCAGTAGACGCGTCGGGGTTAGGGTCCCCGTAGTTGACAGGGGTCTCATCCCGTTGGACGGTGTAGGTCCCGTCAGGGCCCTCGTAGAAACCGCCATTACTTGGTACGCCAAATGTATCGGACCACGTATAGGCGTCAAAGCCATCAATTTGAAGGCGGTCGTCTATCAGAGCAGCACTCGCCATCTAATTCACACTTACATTTTTTTCCCTGGGTTCCGGTTTGTAAAACTTGTGAGCAACCTTCTCTCGATGGAGCTCCCACATGACGTCCAAGTCCACGTTTAACATTGAAGCAAGTTGGAACAGGTAACTGAAGACGTCGCCCATCTCCATCACAATGTCCGTACCCCGGTCCTTCTTGAGGCCAGTCTTGCGGTAAATACGCTGATTCTGGCGAATACTCGAGGCTAGCTCTCCGAGCTCTTCATTGAGGAGCATCCATACGATGCTCACGGGCGCCTTGTCCCAGCCCTTGGTCCGGCACATGGTGGCAGTTTCATCACGAAACCTATTCATTGATTATTATGCGCCCCCACCGTTTAAGCCTGTTTGATGCGGCCGATGAGCTTTCGGTTGGTGAACACGAGCCAACTGAACACAAGCAGCATCACGACCTCTATGGCCATTTTTATGTTTTCAGTCTGGGACTTTGACTTTCCATGCGTTACAGCTATGGGCTCGACCACGACATTACCGAACAGACGGATGGTCCGATCTATCGCGAAAAAAATGAAGAATCCAATCAGGATATCATCCAGTGCCCGCATACTCTAAACTGAGAAAACTTACATACCGTAGCGGTTGTTGATGGGAATCTTCTCGCCATATGTGCTTGTGCTCGTAGGGGCCGCCAGCGGGACCGGGTTGGACCCAATGTCCTTCATGTAAACCAGCTGCTGTAACACACCAGTCATCACCATACGGCTCGCCTCGCTCACCACGGCCGCGTTCATCTTGCCCACCTGGCCCCGGATGTCCTGATACTCATCATAGGCCATGCGAATATATACGGATTTCATAATAGCCTGAAGATCGGAGTCGCTCTGACGGTCAATGACGTAGCCCGTCTTGCCCTGTACGTCATTCGTCAAGGCCGAGTGGATGGATTCCCGATTAAAATCCGAAAAGAAAGCGTTACCAAGAGGCGTGGGCAGGTACCGTGTTGCCATTGTAATTGACCGGATAAAAAAACCAGACGCCTTCTTACTAATGAAGGTCATCAAGAGGTCTGGGCAGGAGGTCGAGATGCTCTTTGACAAGGTGACCCAACGTATTCAGAAACTCAACCGGTCCCCCGAGTTTACCGTACTGAATGTTCAGCCTGATAAGGTGGCCCAGAAGGTCTTTCAGAGTATGTATGACGGCATCTCCACTTCTGAAATTGACAACCTCAGTTCTGAGGTGGCCATAGGTATGATTACCGAGAATCCAGACTACGAGATACTGGCCATGCGCATCGCCGTCAGCAACCTCCAAAAGACCAGCCCCAAGTGCTTCTCGGACTCCATGCTTGCCCTTCACGCCAAGGGCGTCCTGTCGGACGAGTTCATGAAGTTTATCAAACTCGAGATGGATGCATGGATCGACCACAAGCGTGACTACGACTTTGGATATTTCGGCATCAAGACCCTGCAGAAGGGCTACCTTAACCAGGGGGAGACCCCGCAGTACCTCCTGATGCGGGTTGCGCTCGGGATCCACGGTGACGACTACACCCGCGTCAAGGAGACGTACGACCTGATGTCACATCGGTACTTCACTCACGCAACCCCCACGCTCTTCAATGCCGGTACAAACCGGCCTCAGATGTCGAGCTGTTTTTTGGTGGCTGCCAAGGATGATTCTATCGAGGGCATCTACGACACCCTGAAGGAGTGCGCCCAGATTTCCAAGTGGTCGGGAGGCATCGGCCTGCACATCAGCAACATCCGATCGAACGGCACACCCATCAAGGGCACGAACGGCGTCGCAGATGGTATCGTGCCGATGCTCCGTGTCTTCAACAACACCGCCCGGTACGTGAACCAGGGTGGCGGGAAGCGCAAGGGGTCGTTTGCAGTGTACCTCGAGCCGTGGCACGCTGACGTCATGGAGTTTTTGGAGCTGCGCCTCAACCAAGGCGACGAGGAGGCGCGCTGCCGCGATCTCTTCACTGCCCTTTGGATCCCAGATCTTTTCATGCAAAAGGTAGAGGAGGATGGAGATTGGTACCTCATGTGTCCAAACGAGTCTCCTGATCTACAGGACAGGTTTGCGGACGATTTTAACGAGCTATATCGTACATATGTTGCTCAGGGGCGATACAAGAAGAAAGTCCGTGCCCGCGAAGTTTGGGACGCCATCCTCAAGTCCCAAGTGGAAACAGGCACACCTTACATGTGCTACAAGGACTCTGTCAACGAGAAGAGCAACCAGAAGAACATCGGCGTGATCAAATCGAGCAACCTCTGTGTCGCCCCCGAGACGATGATTCTAACCAAAAATGGATACCAAAAAATATCAGGTCTTGTCGGGCAAGTAGTGGACGTATGGAACGGTGAAGAGTGGTCCGCCGTTACCATCTCGAGGACGAGTGACAAGAGTCGTTTGGTCCGTGTCAATTTCAGTGACGGTACTTTCCTCGAGTGTACCGAATACCACAAGTTTCATCTTCAAGTCGGGTACGGAAACAAGACAGAAATCAAGCCAACCACGAATCTTGTTCCAGGTGATCGCCTCATCAAGTGGACCCCTCCAAATCCAGTTGAATTCGAAGATGCAGAAGATTTCAGTTATCCGTATACTCATGGGTTTTTCTGTGGGGACGGCACCTACCACTCGACGTACTCCGGATTCAAGACAATCCCTGGTGTGTCGCTCTACGGTGAAAAGAAGAAGCTTGTCGAGCACTTGGAGATTCGGACAATATCTGGTGAAGAAGACGCGTCCGGTCGTCTGAACATCCAGCTTCCTTACGATCTCCCCAACAAGTTCAAAGTTCCTCTACGAGGCTCGGTGAAAACCCGTCTCGACTGGTTCGCCGGGCTATGTGACGCAGACGGTCACACTCAGGGGTGCCCTGGAAATCCTACCCAGAAGAGCATATCGGTTGGATCGATTCATATGAACTTCCTTCGAGACATTCAACTCATGCTTCATACCCTCGGTGTGAGCTCGGTAATCGGCCTCTTGCGCGAGGCGGGCGAGACTGAGCTCCCAGATGGCAAGGGTGGTAAGAAGATGTTCGACACCCAGGCGTGCTGGCGTCTCGTGGTGTCAGCCCTCGGAGTCGAGACGCTCATCAATGCAGGATTCGTGACTCACCGTCTCGACTTGAGCGACTTTACTCCAGTCACACGTGATGTTCGGCAGTATGTCCGCGTCGTTTCAATCGAAGATAACGGGCGCATGGATGCAACCTACTGCTTCAACGAGCCGAAGCGTCACATGGGCATCTTCAACGGTGTGATTACAGGAAACTGCACCGAAATCATGGAGGTTTCTGAAGCGGACGAGACGGCCGTCTGCAACTTGGCGTCTCTGTGTCTGCCGACATTTTTGAGGGAGAAGACGGCGCCCGATGGGTCCCACACCTTCATCTTTGACTTTGATAAGCTTCAAGAGGTGACGCGAGTCGTCACACGCAACCTGAACCGGGTCATCGACAAGAATTACTATCCAACCGAGGCGGCCCGCAAGTCAAACCTGCGCCACCGGCCGATCGCCATAGGTGTTCAGGGTCTGGCGGACGTCTTCATGATGATGGGTTACTCGTTTGACGAGCCTGCAGCTCGCGAACTGAACAAGCACATCTTCCGGAGCATCTATTTTGCAGCCCTTCAAGAGTCGTGCGATTTGGCTATGAGCGAGGGGGCCTACGAGACGTTTCGTGACTCACCGGCCGACAAGGGTCAGCTTCAGTTTGACCTATGGGGCCAGACTGACCATATTTTCGGCAAGTTGAAGCAGGACATAGCCACGTGGGGCCTGCGCAACTCCCTGCTCATTGCGCCGATGCCAACGGCCAGTACGGCTCAGATCATGGGCAACAACGAGGCGTTCGAGCCCTACACGACCAACATCTACCTGCGGCGTACCCTTGCCGGCGAGTTTGTGGTTGTGAACAAGCACCTGGTGCGCGATTTGCAGAAGCTGGGTCTCTGGAGTCCGCAGATGAAGACGGAGATTGTCCGGCACGGAGGGTCCATCAGTCAAATTGACGGCATCCCACTTGATATCAAGAACATCTACCGGACCGTATGGGAGATTCCACAGAAGAGCCTGATTGACATGTCGGCCGACCGTGGTGCGTACATCGACCAGTCCCAGTCACTGAACATCTTCATGGAGGATCCTACCGTTGCCAAGCTGTCGAGCATGCACCTGTACGGCTGGAAGAAGGGGCTCAAGACGGGCATGTACTACCTGCGCACGCGACCCAAGGCCAAGCCTATCCAGATCACAGTCCCGGTCGCGAAACCGACTGACGAGCAGGTTCAGGCGTGCCGCCTCGATAACCCGGAGGGCTGCCTCATGTGTTCAGGTTAATTTCCCATCTAAATTCAAGATGAAGTCGTGCTGCAAGGCTGGCCCTAAGAACAAGGTTTGCATCCGCTTCACCAACAAGAAGATATTCAGCCTACCCAGGAAGTTCCCAAAGGCCAAGTGTCTGACAGGGCCCATCAAGGGTTTCACTATGCGTTCGAGTTGCGCCCCTTATAAAAACTGCAAAAAGTAATGGACCATGTGGTCCGAAACGTCATTGAACACCTAGATATCGACACAAAATTAGCCTTGAAAGTTCCTCCAGGGAGGCTAATTTTGGATCTAAATTGGATCCCCAGACATGAGTTCACATATGTGAGGCGCTCCCGGGCCCTATTTGAATTTGTAAATGGATTTCTCATCAAGTATAAAAAGATCAAGTTTTCTGGATTCAGGACAATCCGGGGTGGCCCGTGGAGCAAGTCTCCACCGGGCGAGCCTATCCTTGCGGCTTTCAATTTAGGATGGGAAAAGTGCAACATATTTACAAATGGAGAACATATAGGAGTTAGTACGGCCCATATGATAACCTATAAAAAGGTAAAGTTCAAATAAAGCATGGACAATGTGAGACGGCGGGTCGTGTTGTTCTGTGACGTGGACTCAAAAAGGGCCCTAGGGGTCCCACCGGGTAAGCTGAACGAGGACCGTGTGTGGAGGCTGTGTTACCTCTTGCGCTCGAGCGATGGACTTATTTACAATTTAGAATCAAAATCCCTTCACTGCTTCCGTATACCGGGCATTCATATAGTAAGACGTCCTATTGAGTGCAACTGGGTAGATAGACAGCTATGGGTCTTTAATGAGGGAAGAAATGAATATACAATAGAACTGACATCAGAATCTGGCGAATATATATCCTTTCCAAGCCATACCGACCCTTTTTACACCGAACTCAACGTGTTACTCAAAGGTGAAGGTATCATCCCATGTCTGACCAGAATGAATTCTACATTCTAATTGTTATTCCAGAGCCACGGGTTCTGCTGATATATATTTCTGTAGTTATTCATTAGTTTTGATATCTGGCTCTCGAGGGCATTTCGCTGGACTTCGAGATTAGCCTTGCGTTTTTCAATGTTCTGAATTTTCCGCTGAACGGAATTTCGGTTAATTGAGAATGACTTCTTGTACTCTGTGAGTCTCTTGCTGTTCCACGGGTCCAGTTTGACGTACGTGGGCACATTGGAGCCAACGTTATTCGCATATCTGGCCCGGGCACCCGGACTAAGGGTTCTCAATGTGCCAAAAAACTCTCGCTTTTTGTTATTTATTTTGAGCTTGGCCGTTCTTATCTGTGTTAACCAGTTAGTGTAGTTGTTTGCGAAGTTCTTCACGACGCGCCCTTTGCGAACTTGGTTCTTCACCTTTACCGCGTTGGCGTACTCTTTGCGCCACGCGGCCATCACCTTGTTATACGACGTGTTACTGTTGGCATAATTGGGTTTCCAGGTTTTATTGTTTCTTTTGAGATAGTTCTCCATAGTTAAAAATACTCGACATTTTATTATGAATGGTCGTTTGGACTGAGATCGATGTAGCGCAGATTGAGGCGGTGGCCGCACGTCAAGACCGGTCAAAATACAATCTGAACGGGGGGCCGCTTCGTTTCCAAGTTCCCCGTGGCATGTGCACGTGGGGCGTATCGGCCTACAAGTCTTTTCAGATTGATATTTCTAACCAGAAATTCATGGACTGGTGGCGGGCCCTTGAGCGGCAGCTCCTGCCGCAGGTCATGGACGGTGGCGCCCCGTTCAACTCGAACCTGAAGGGTGCGACCCTACGCATCAAGATTGACGAGGCGACGTATATTTTCGATAAAGAATCAACACAGGTCTCGCCAGAGGTCAGAGAGGGTCTCTTTCGTGGGCAGGAGCTGTCCTGTTTAATTGACGTCGAGTCAAGTTATTTTTATAATGGAAACTGGGGCCTTACCGTGAGAGCCTACCAAGTGAAGTATTACGGCGAGGAGTCCGGCGGCGAGGAGCCTGCGAGCGCGGCCGAGCCGACGCAGGCTTGGGAGAAGGGCTCTTGCGCTTTTTTGACGGAGAGCGAGCAATAGACTTGATGTACTTCTGATCAACGTCGATCTGGAAGTAAGTCTTCATTACTACTTACTTGGAGTAAATCTCACGGGCCTTGGCCAGCAGGGGACCCTGGACCAGGGCGAACCCCTTGATGCCGAGCTCCTTCTTGGCCTTGGCGACCGCCTTTATCCAGGGGTTCGCCTTCTCACCCTTGGACTTCTTCTTGGACACAATCTCACCGTCCTTCTTCACAAGGTCCTTCTTGGTGAGGCCGCCTGCAGTCTGGGACGCGTTGCCATGGTAAACCTGAGCACGGGTACCAACAGTCATTTTAATATGAGGCGGGATTTTATTTCTAGACAAGTCATCGAATTTGCACAAATGATTAGGAACAGTGTTCGTTATATTACAAAGAAAATATCTTCTTAACTGCATAGATATTCAGCTTGGTCTTGGTCGCGTTTGGCACCTGCTCTAGTAGCCGCGGGTCGTTCAGTAGCTCCGCAGTGATTGCCGCCTTGCCAGCCTGCATGTCCATGATGCTCTGCTCGACGCTCGGCAGCGGCTCGGGGCCGTCGCGGCCTGTGTAAATGAGGCGGCGTACGACCACCTTGCTCGTCTGCCCTTGGCGGTGCACCCGCCCGATCGCCTGCAGCTCAGTGGCGGGGTTCCAGCTCGGTGACGTGATGTAGACGCGCGTCGCCTCCTGCAAGTTGAGGCCGACCCCTCCCGCCTTGATCTGGATGAGAAACACAGCATTCTCCGGCCCGGCTTTGAACTCGCGCAAGCACACCTCACGCTGCGCCTTGTCGACCGACCCGTCGAGCCGCCACGTCGGCACCCCCTGGCGGTACAGCCGCTGCTCGATCTCATTCATTTCGCCCATAAAGTTGCAGAAGATGAGCGCCTTCTCCTTTGGGTGACTGGCGACTAGCTCCGTAAGTCGCTCGAGCTTGCGTGAGCGGCCAGTCCACAGCGTCGGCACCTTCTCTTGCTGGGCCGCGATGCCGTCGTTGTACAGCTGGGGCCAGATCATCACCTGCCGAGTCCGCAGCAGTGCCTCCAGAATTTGCATCTGGAACATACCGCTGTTTTCGGACTGCAGGACGCTATTGACCATATTTCTGGCGCTGTCATATACCTCCTCATAAAGCTCCTGCTCCTCAGGGTACATCTCGAGCTCTATGTTCTGGAAATCACACGGGGGAAGCTCCAGGCGCTTGTTGAATGCCGCCACGTCAGCCTTGGTGCGGCGCAGCACGTACTTGGCGCGGTAGTCACTGGGCTGCGCCTGCACGTTGCGCGAGTCGATGCCCAGGAAGCCGCAGAGTGCCACAAAGTCGCGCATGGCATTCATCACAGGCGTGCCCGAGACGATCCAGCGCACGTGAGCCTGCAGAGCCCGAGCTGCAATGTGCGTCTTGCTCTTGCGGTTGCGAATCTCGTGCCCCTCATCCAGGACCACACGCCCCCAGCGAACCTTGTGAAGGGGCGTTACCGGGTTGCCGTTACGGGGCGACAGCACTGAATAGGGCGCCACCACTATGTCCGCCTCCTCGAGGACGCGCGCTGGCCCGTCAAAAAGGCAGACGCTAAATGACGTGAACTTGCGAATCTCGTCACGCCACTGCGCCACTAGGGACTTGGGCACCACGATGAGGGTCTTCTTGATGTGGATATTCACGCACATAGTAGCCAGTATCTGTACCGTCTTGCCCAAGCCCATCTCGTCGCACAAAAAGCCGCCCGGGTAATCCAGGGCGTTTTCGCGGTTGACCAGCCACTTGACGCCATCGTGCTGGTAAGGTGAGATGAGGCGGGTCTTCAGGAGCTTCGCCATTTTTGACTTTGGTCTCAAGTCCGCCACAGGGTCGTAACTTTGACATCACACGAATTTTTTGTCTTGTCCAATATTAGGACATGGCTGAAAATCAGCTCAGAGCTGCGATATTAGCGGCACTGCGGACGAACAACCCACGCCAAAATTTAGCCAACCTCAAGCAAACTACTAACATAACACCAGGTCTTGCTGCAATTATCAAAAACGGCCTCGCTAAAAACTCTGTCGCGGTTATTCAACACGCCCCTATTGATAGCCTCATATCTGCCCTTTCAAAAGTTGTGACCAATGGAATTGCGTTTAATAAGGAGGTGGCCACCGCGGCTGCTAATCGCCTTGTTAAAAATAATACCATAAATAAGTCTTCTAATGTTGTTTCCAAAATTATAGAGGCTCTGGCCAAGGCGCTCGAGCCGCCCCCGCCGCCCCCGCCTACCAACAAGCCGCCCAACAACAAGCCGCCCAACAACAAGCCGCCCAACAACAAGCCACCCAACAACAAGCCCAACTTTGAACGCATGTCAATTGCCGAGCTCCTCAAGTTGATCGGTAAATATCCGGAAGTTAGGGAGGTTCTCGAACGCAAGGTCAAGCAGGAAATTGAAGAGCTGCGGTACGAGCGTTCGAACACGGTCCTTACGCGCAAAATAGCGGCTCTGTTAAAACTCTTACCCAAGGGTTTCCCGGGTAGAGGTGACCTGATAAATATGGCCGTCGATTTACTTCGTGATATCAGCAATAGAGCATCCCGCAGCTTCGATAACGCCAGACGGCGGTTCAACCGTTTCTCTGGAAACTTCTCGGGTGTCAACAACAAAAACCTCACAGAGGAGAAGCGCCGCACGGAGCGGACGTTACGTGAAGAAGATGCGCGCCGCCGCCGAACAACTCGTGGCTACGGCAGCGGCAACCGTGGCTACGGCAGCGGCAACCGCGGCTACGGCAGCGGCAACCGCGGCTACGGCAGCGGCAACCGTGGCTACGGCAGCGGCAACAACGGCGGAAATAACATAAATGCAATTATCCGCCGGCGCCGCGCGGTATTGGGTGGTGGTGGTGCGCCCCCTCCCCCACCGCCGTTCCCACGTGGCAACGGTGGGCCGATTTTCCCGCCACCCCCTCCGCCATTTTTCGGTGGAAATTCAGGACCTGGTCTCCCCCCGCCGCCTCTACCGCCGATTCAGACCAACGCGATAAATAACGCGGGAGGACCAATGAAGGCCCTGAATACAGTTGCCAATGTACCGGGTGGTGCTCCCGAGGTGGCCAAGGCGGCTGAGATTCTGAATGAAACTGGTGGCAACGTAAATCAGGCAGTAAACATCAAAGGTGCCAATCCGGCGGCGGTGGCTGCGGTACAGAAACTGGGTGGCCCCGAGAATGCGGTGAATGTCCTGCAGGGTCTGAACACCATGGCCCAGGCTCCCGCGACGCGTAAACGCAAGGCCACCAGAACCGTCGCCCGTCCCAAGAAGCGCGGCACTGGTACCCGCAAGGTGGGCCGTCCGCGTGTGGCCGAGCTGAACCGCGTCATCAACGCGGTGAAGAAGCGCAAGCTGATTTCACTCGTGGCCCATAACGTCACCAAGACGAACAACATTCACGAGAACGATAACCGCCTCAAGAATTACTACAAGAAGGTCATCAAGGCGAATATACTCCGGACCCCATTTGCCAAGATTGCCAGGGGCGCGGCGAAAAAACGTGTCATGTAGAGGCCAGGGTTCTTAAAAAGGTGCCTAGGTCAGCATGAAACATGGACACACACGAATACATTGTGAAACTCGTTGAAACCCGCCGGTGGTTGATTGCTACCAATCCAGACCGCCCGCCACCATCATGGGTCAACATCTCGACCATTACGATGGTTTCCAAGTTTTCCACGCCTATTGACATTTCGGATTTTGAATCGAAATTCCAAGAGGTGGCGGTCCGGCCGGCGGGTTCTTCCGGAGAAGGCTTCACGTGGCGCATTAATAAAGACTGCAACTTTTACAACCAGGTCACCATCAACTATACCGACGATTACTCCAAGAAGAGTGTGAAGCTCTTTCCAAACGGTTCGGTCCACGTCTGCGGTTGTTCCAACCCCATCGACTGTCAGCGGGTCCTCAACCAGATCAAGTTTCTTGTGAAATTCTTCGTGAATAAAGAGGTTGAGTTGGCGCCGCCGACCATCTGCATGATCAACACAAACTTTAGCCTGAATGTCAAGGTCAACTTGAAGAAGGTCATCGATGCATTTTCTTCAAACAAGAAACAATTCCTGGTGTCGTTCGACCCGGCTCGCTACAGTGCAGTCAAGGTGAAATTCATTCCAGGCGAGGGTATGAAGAAGGTCACTGCGAGTATTTTCAAGACGGGCCGGATCCTGGTGACGGGCGCGAAGCAGCTGGATGAGATTGCCGCGGCTTATCGAATTTTAAATTCAAAAATGACGGACGATATTTTCGTGAGCAAGACAGTCACCGAGGAGAAGTTCGAGACCATCATGGGGGCGACGTATGACGAGTGGTACCGGGTGCTTCAGAATAAAAATATCCAGCAATCGTAATGTCTACCCGCCTTGGTATGGCTGACGGCCGCTGCATCCAGGACTTCACCCCGTCCCGCATCCTGCACGAGGAGCTCATGTCCCGCGCGGGCATCAACGTGTACGACAACTACAGCTTCCGTCAGATGGCCCAGAAGGCTGGCCCTGACGGCATGGGCCTGCCGCTGAAGAACGCCGCTTGCCGCACGGGTCAGGTGGTCGTCCTCAATGACCAGGAATAATTTCATTGTTTAATGTAAAGATGTTGCAGGTTGCTATTGGATGTTGTCTGTTATTTTTTATTCTTAACGTCATTTTCATGTCCCTCGCCTTCACCAACGCCGTCTGCAACACCGCAGGCGGTGGCCTCTGCTACCGCAAGAACTACGACTGTGGTATATGCGAGGCTGCGAGCTGCAAGGCTGCGACCCCCGCTGCTGATTCAGGTACTAGCACGTACGCAGCTGAGCCCGCTGCTACCCAGCCGGCTGTCGTAGGTTACGGTTCGGACAACGAGTAATAAAAGGTAGAACCCTTATTTAAATATGAAAATAGTCATCGATGGGAATATCGGTGCAGGCAAGACGACTCAACTCGGCTTGCTTGAATCGAGGGGGTGGAATGTCAGGCGCGAGGCCATCGACCAGTGGCCGCTTGAAGATTTCTATAAAGATCCGAAACGGTGGGCATTTCTTTTGCACATGAAGATCCTTCAGACGTGTCAACCCGTCAAGACCAAGCAGCACGTCATATATGAAAGGTCTCTCATGAGTTCTCGGTGGGTGTTTTGGCCCGTCATGAAGAAGCACGGCCACGTCACACAGGCCGAACATGACACGTACGATCAGTATTACGAGCAGTTTTCGTGGCACCCGGATGTTTACATTTTCCTTTCAAAAAGCATCAACCTGGCATGGGACCACATACAGAAGCGCCATCAGACGGGCGACTCGGGTGTGACGAAAGAGTACTGGGCCGAACTTGACGCCGAGTACAGGAACATGATAAGGGCCGTGCCTTGCAAGGTTTACATAGTGGACGCCAACAGGACCGTGGATGAAATTCAGGAAGAAATTTGTCGGATCCTATCAGAGAATGAACTGTTCATCCGTGACTCTTTCGGGAGCAAAATGCAAGAAAAAGGCGGTCGAAGACGGGAAGTGCCTTGCACACCTTTCACAAACATGTGCAGTCTGTCTTGAGCTTACGAAAAGGTCGGATAAGAAGCTCAAGTGCAAGCACGTGTTTCACTCGAAATGCATCATTAAGTGGTTCGAGACGAGTATCGAGTGCCCTCAGTGCCGCATGGAGCAGGACGACGACCCCATCATAGTCTTTCGCAATAACATCGAAGATAATATGAGGGAAAAATATCGAGATGCGATCAGATCCCTCGAGGCCGAGGTTCAAAGAGCGCGAAGAACTCGGTGAATTCTAATACATAATTAGAGCAATGGAAAAGCGGTGTGGTGCACAGACTTTGTCAGGCGGGACCTGTCGGCAAAAAGTCAAAGAATGTCAAGACAGATGTTGGCAACACAGTGGGTCGCAGTGCTCGGTATGTCTGTGCCATATGGGTGGATCCACCCCGACCCGTAAGCTTGACTGTGGCCACGAGTTTCACAGAAAGTGTCTCGATCGCTGGAAAATGACATGTACAGGTCCAGACCCCACGTGCCCAATGTGCCGCGTTCCATTCGACGTGCCAACATACAGGTGTCGTCTCATTATCCAGCGAATGTCAGATGGCCAAGAAGTTACCGAAGAGTTTGAATCCAATAATATAGCCTCAATAGTTGAAGGCTTTGGGATTGACTTTCGTGTATTAGGTCATGGCCACGGGGAAATGGTTCAAAGTGAAATTCATTTTGATATTGACGAGGGCGAGCTGATCGCTAACGAATTGCTTGCCCTAGGTTTACCGGTACCGAGTTCTTTCCGTTAGGTCCCAGCCGGTTAGCGTTGTTCCCCGTGCGTGCGAATCCCCGCCGTACGCCATATGCAGAGCAGAATTTAGTATAGTGAAAACCTGGCTTATAATTCCTATTCGCTTTACGAGGATCTGTTATTGTACGACCCGACGCGTCGACAATAAGTGGTCCACCCGCCCAGCCCGTCTTGTGGCTCCAGAGCTTGACCGGAAAGTCAATGACCCGTCCCACGGGTAGGCGAGTCTTGGACGTGGAGCTCATTTTGTTCAGAATGCGAAGATCCGTGTTCTTGTTGGCTACACGGCCATCGTTCTTGTTGTTCGTCGCCTTGCCCTTCGCTATCGCCGCCTTGAGCACCGATGGTCTTACGTGGAAGAACTTGGCCAGGCCAGCAAGGGAATCACCCGCGCGGATACGATACCGTATCGCACTGATTTCTTTGTACCAGTGGAAATCACCAGATGAGTTGCCAAAGTCGTTGCTAGGCGCCACAAAGCACATCACCTTGTAAAACCCAATTCTGGGTTTTGCATTTGGGTTTTTCATCTTATACACCACCCCTGGGTTGTCAGCCAGGACACGCTTGGCTATACCCTCGCATGTCGTGAATGTCAAACCGTTCGAGCTTATCTTACTTCTATCACCCGGTACACTTTTAGAGGTGCGGTTATTGGAAAAGGACCCGAACGCGTAGTCGTAGCAGTTGTCGTGGACGACCCCAGACGTGCCCCATGGTGCCCATGTGTACTTGGGTGCCCAGGGGTTCGGCCCACGTGTGTTTTTATTCACCACCTTGCTCACCCGGGACTTCAGGTTGGGGCGCACCTTGGGCTTGGGGTATGAAGGAAGCTTATTCCTGGTTACACCAGCCAGTATGGCCCGCCGCCGGGCAGTGTTAACGACCATTCTATTATTAGTCACTTTTTTCTTTGTGACTAATAAAAGATGATTACCATCCTTCAGTCGAAGGACCAGCGCGATGCTCTGTATAACATCCTCGTCTTTTTCATATTTGTGATTATCCTGACGTTTTTCATGCGGTATCTGTGGAACAGCACGCTTGTCCGCTACATCGACATACTGAAGCCCGTTGACTCCCTGTGGCACACCTTCCTGCTCGCAATAGGTATCGCGATGTTCCGGTTGTAGAGACCAGTCTCTTCGGCGAGCTCAGCGGAGCTCCGAAGGAACTGTGATCCCTTGATGGATCTCGAGTCTTGCAGACTCGGTTTTTAGAGCTCGGTATAACCATTCTTAACCTCACCGTTCACCATCAGCGTCGGGAAGCCCGAGACGAACTCCGGGCACTGCCCTGACGCACAGTCTATAAACTCATAGTCCATACCCTTATCCTTCAAGTAGGCCTCCTGCTTGACGCACCAGGGACACGTCTTAGAACCGTACACGATGATGCTGCCCTTGTTGATCACGGTCGTATCATCCGAACCCTCCATTCCGGACGACTGCCGTTTCCACAGGATCCACAGGAGCACCACGAGCAACACAGCAAGTGCCAAGTTCATAGCAGTCTCGCGCTTCACCATTTACTTATAGAGAGTTAAAAAGTTTACGGGCAATATCCGCTTTTGAGCGAAGACCCTTAATGTCCACCCCGTAACGGGCAGCCGAGTTCTTGAGGTACTGAAGGCTGATTACCGCCCCGTTGGCGTATACCACTCGGCCTGAGTTGGGCGCCCGAATCTTCACACGCTTTGAACTCGGGCTCAAAAGTAGACCCAAGTTGCTCTTCTTGGGCTTGGGCGGGCTCGGCACTTTGGGCTTGGGTTTGGGTGGCCCCAGAGGGCTCAGGGGCGGTGGAAGTTTGAGAGGGCTTGGGCTGAACGCCGCCAGTCCACGGTTGATGCGGTTCTCAATTTGGTTGATGGCTTTCATTCGTGCGCGATACCGAGCATTATTGTACGACTCGTTGGCAGGGCCGCCCTGGTTCGTGCGGATCTTCTCCACGAGGCGGTTGAATTTGTTGGACCGAAGCACCTCGCGTGGTATTGGGGCCAGTTTGCGTTTTTGAAGCACGACACCGACATTAGATTTAGTGGATTTGCGAGCTGTATAGTTCATCGCCTTCTTCTTGGGAGGGCTTGCGGCACGAGCAGCCACCTTGCGCAGCTTCGCCTTGGCTGCGCGCAGGTTGTATCCAGTGATGAGGGGTTTGGGTTTGGGACGCACGACACGTCGCAGCTTCGCCTTGGCCTGCAGGAGGCGCAGACTCGTGACGAGTCGCCCGGGCTTGCGGCGATTGACGGGCTTCAGATTCGCCTTGGCCTTGAGCAGGTTCACGGACGAAATGCGCTTGACCTTGGCGAGCTTGAGCTTCGCCTTGGCCGCCTTGAGGTTGGGCGACGTCGCGCGCTTCTTTCCGGAGAGGAAAGGATGGTTCAAAAGTTGACCCAGGGAAGGCAGACCCGTGCACGGGTCCTCATACTTGAGCCGCCACTCCGAGACGTGTGCATCCTTGGCGCCACGGTACCCCGGTGGCACGGCCATCTTCAAAAACTCGATGGCCTTGGGGTGGGCAGCGGGTGAGTTTTTCTGTGCCCAGTAGAGCAATTCATTCAGAAACAGGTGCTGGTCGTATCTCTCGTCAGTCTTGGGGCCTACACCCCAGAATGCCGAAGTCTTGGTGCCGTTGGCCGTATTCACTGCAGGATTGGTACCCGCCTTTTTCAGACGGGCCCACCCAAAGTCGCCTATGAGGAACCCGCGATCCGCGACGAATATGTTCTGCATGTGAAGGTCATTGTGTCTGAATTCTGGTTCCTTTGATTGAATCTTAAAGAGGGCCCCAAGGATATCCGAGATGATGTGGGACATGGTCGCGTCATCGACACTGGCCCGCTTTTTCATCCAAGAATCAAGCGAGCCACCGGTGGCAAACTCCATGAGGATGATGCCCTGCTTCGACTTGTCGTAGTGGGTCGAGTTCTGGACATTTGGCATGTTCATCTGGACCGGTGTGATGAAGTTCTCACAACGCATAGACTTGTAGATGCGCACGACATTGGGTGTGTAAATTTGAACTGCGTCGTGAATTTTGAATTCGACATCGACGGGTTGGGGCTCACCGCGCTTTGATGCAGCGAGGTCTCGGGGTGCGACCTTCACTGCGAAACGGCTCTTGTTGCCACTGGGCTGTGTGGCCGCGAACACTATACCCTGACGGCCCTTGCCAATTGCCGTCATCGAATCGAGCGAGGCTTTGAGCTGATCACACGTCATGGCCCAGTGGTTCTTGACTGGTCTCAGAGGCGACCTTTTGAAAGGCGCGATGTAGCCAACCGGAACGTATTTTTGCGGCCTCACCTTCTGTTTTGGAGCTGAAGGGGGTGCGGGTCTGAAGTATTCCTTGCCTTCTTTATTGACAAATGCAATCATCTTTTTACCATTTATCATGCGTTCAAACGGTTTCAGGCCTGAAGCCTTGTGAGCCGCCTTTTCACGTGCGAGCGCGGCTCCCTTGGTCTTTTGACGCGTTGGATTGGCCACCTTGTTGGGGTGGGCCATCAGCCATCTTAAGGCCGACTGTTTATCGGTTATATTTTTAGGGACGTTAATCTCCGTGTTGGCGTTATTGGTATGACGCAGCACGTAGTGTCTTGTAGGCTCTTTTATGAGCCGCCATTTACGGGACTGTACCCAATTCATGTCTGTCATTACACAAGAAAAAACTCAAAGTCTGGAATTCTCCGTCTACTCCTCATCCGACACGCTGACCTCGCTCGCATCCTCCGACCCCTCACCCTCCTCCGACTCCACCACCGGCGTGTCCGCCTCGGGCAGGAACGCGCAGCCAACCAGCTTCTGGGTCGGCGCCATCATCACCTTGTGCAGGCGGACTGACACGCCAAAGCCCATGGCCGTACGCCAAATCTGGGCAATCTCGATGATGCAGTTGACGCGCTGACCCTTCTCCAGAATGGCCAGGTCCACCAGCTGACGCTCCGAGTTGTACGCCTCGGTGGTGATCTTGCCATCCGAGTCCAGCATGGGCTTGAGGGTCAGCAGAGGCGCGTAACCTTCCTTCTTGGACGGCTTGACCAGCGGCTTCCACGAATCGCCAGCCTCGATCACGTCACGAGACATCTTCTTGCCCAGCAAATCAAGCGAGTTCTCAGCAATCAGGTCCAGTGCGTAGCTGTCAACCTTCTGCAGAATCTCAACCAGCTGCGGGTTGTCCAGACTCAGGGGCATGGAGTACGAGAGGACCTTGCCGGTCTTCTCATCGAGGTTCGGCTTCAGACCCACGATGGCCTTAAGGGCCGGAAGCTGGAACATCAGACGCGACTTGCCAGGGCCGTTCAGGTAAATGGCCTTGCCGCCATACTTGTTGGTGTTCACCTTGGAGGAGACGATGTCGGCAGTGTTGAGGGAGGTGATCATACGAAGAGCCATCTTTGCTTTCTACCTCTACCATGGCTCAGGCCTTTAAGCCGTGACAGGGCGCGATTTTTTTGGGGCCCTAGAGTAAGACATGCCGAACGCGACTGGGTTCCTCTCGCGTCTCTTGCCCAAACCCAAAATCACGGGGCCAAATAGTAAAAACCTCAATACTGCAATCCGCGCGTGGGCCGCGGTGACTCGCAAGACTCGCAACGTGAATAATGTGTTCAACAAAAATGCTCTTATACTTGCCAACCCTGGGGAGGTCAAGGCTCTCCAAGCCGCCATCATGAACTACCTCATGGCCTATAACAAAGCCCAGTATAAAGTTGGTCAGGCACAAAATGAACCCAATGCTGGAAATGTCAAAGGTGCCGAGTCTGCGTTGGAGGCCGCCGCCGGTGCGGCCGAAAGGGCCGGAAATGTTGCCGAAAATGTCAGTGAGAATATTGGCCGCCGGGCCGCGCTTCTGGCCGAAGCAGCCGCCCCCGAAGTTCAGCGCCAGAGACCCGCGAACCAACAGTCTTTAACAGGTAATGAACGCAGAAATCTGCTGAAGAACCTGACGAGCGAAAACACGGCGAACAACACCATGGTGGCCAACGTGGCGAGAAGAATTCTGAAGACTAACCCTAATTCTAAGTGGGCCAATGTGAACGCGAATGGGCTCACAAATGGCCAGCGCAAGGTTCTCAACGCCCTCAAGCAGGCCCAGGCTCCTCGGCAGGCCCAGGCTCCTCGGCAGGCCCAGGCTCCTCGGCCTCCCCCTCCCCCGCCTCCGATGCCGACTGGACAACAACTCGCTGCAGCGGCGGCTAGAGCAGCTGCACAGCGGCAGACCCGCCGTGCCGCCGGCGAACCTGCAAAAGTGACGCCTGCAGGCAACATCCCAGCACCCGCGCCCACCCACCGCGAGGCACTGATGGGCGCCATCGCGGGCAGACTCTTCTTTACGGGCAACAAGACGTCGAACGGCCGTAACGTGTACTCTGGGTCAGCCAATTCCAAGAATTACTATGCCAAGAAGAACAACGGTACAAACAACTACTACCACGTGAAGAAGAATGGAAACGCATACAACTTTAACACGGAGAATAACAAGGCTTACACTTATGTGAAGGGGAAGGGTTTCATGCAAAAAAACTGAATAAGCCCTCCTCCACACGACAAAACACGGAGGGCAATTTCAATATTGGTGGGCTCTTTGCTCAACAAAATAACGGGAGCCAAGGACCAGCGCGTGCATTGAGTGGATACGGTTCCCTTTATAACCCGGAAACAGTCACTGGTAACGTGACAAAGGCCCAGAATAAAGCAAATAGGTACCTTGAACAGACCAACGAAAACATGAAGACAATTGGTTCAGTGAACCTGCGCAAGGCTTTAACTCAACTCAAGAGTGTAAAGAGGACTTACAGTCCTGCATTCTCTTTGGAAAGTTTGAACAAGATGAACAGAGCCATCAGCAAAATTGCCAAAGAGTTGAACAGCCGAATTTAATTCTTAATTTAAATTAAAAATGCAGCTCCAGAAGAAGCTCCTGCCTCTGGCCATCTTCTTCGTCGTGGCGAACCCGGCCACCTTCAAGCTGACGAGCGGTCTGCTGGGCCCGTGGGTGGCCGACTACAGCGGCAAGCCGACCCAGCTGGGTCTGCTGCTGCACGCTCTGGTCTACGTGATCCTGAGCGCGTACCTGTGGAAGGCGGTCTACGGCAACAGCCACTAGAGACCAACTGTGTAGCACTGGTCTCTAGGCACAGCACTTCGTCGGGCACGGATACACTATTGTATCCTGCTGATAGCTACAACGCGACTTATCAGGCATAGAATCCATGAGGATACTCGGGGTCGCGTCGGTCGAGTCAAGTGAGACCATCTTACACGCGACAGGGCATTCAGAAGGCTTCACAAACGGATTAAACGAAATAACATCCCAGTACTGCATACCCTGCTTAGGTTCTGGGATGTTAGCCCAAACGACTATTACCACGAAAAGTACCAGTAGGACAATCGGCACTATCATTAATTTGTGCACATATATTAATGTCTGCAAACTACGTCATACCCCTGGTTCTGTTCGTGCTCCTCGCACACCCGGTCCTCTACAAGACGACCCGGGGCGTTCTGGGGAACTGGGTCGCCAACTCAGAGGGGCGCGCTTCACTGGCTGGTCTGATCCTCCACGCCGTCATCTTTGTGGCCATCGTGGGCTACATCATGAAGTCGGTCAACCGGTCGACCTATGTTGACGAGACCTTCCCGACCCGGAAGGATCAGCAGGAGGAGGAGTACGCCCACTGGATAAAGAGGAATGAGCTCCAGTAATTTTGTTTGTGAATAGTACAATGGAGTTCCTTCCCCCCGTCCTTGCCTACGTGATTGTCGCCAACCCTGCCACTTACAAGCTGACCAGCAAGGTGCTGGGTGGCTGGGTCTCCAGCCCGGATGGCGCGGCCAAGCTGGGCGGCCTGGTCCTGCACGCCATCGTGTTCCTGTTCCTGCTGAGCCTGATCTACAAGCTGTTCTTCCCGCAGATGTCCGGGTACATGCACGCGGGCTATGGCAAGGGCCACGATGTGGTGAACCGCGGCGGCGCCGACTCCCTGGAGGGCTCCCCGCTGATGGGCCGCGCGTCCTAGAGACCAACTGCATAGCAGTTGAGATCCCGTGGCTAGAAGTCCTCACCCCCGAAGACTCTTTCAGAAGTCTTCGTCAAACCGCACACCGTCACCCTCGGTAATAATGTGCTTTGAATAATCACCGACCCTCTTCTCAAAGAAGTTGGTCTTCCCTTCCAACGAGATGTTCTCCATCCAGTCGAAAGGGTTAGTCACTCCGTATATGGGTTTCTCTCCGAATTGCGCCATCAAGCGATCCGCTACAAACTGGATATACTGCGTCATTTCCCCAGCGTCCATACCTATGAGCTTGCAGGGCAGGGCCTCTGTGATAAAATTGCTTTCAACCTCACACGCCCCCTGAACAATCTTGTGAATATCCTTGGAAGGACATTTATCTCTAAGGTGCGAGTACAAGGTCACCGCGAATTCCTGGTGCATACCCTCGTCCCGAGAAATCAACTCGTTGGAGAAACTCAATCCGGGCATGAGTCCTCGCTTTTTCAACCAAAAAATAGCACAGAACGAGCCCGAGAAGAAAATACCTTCCACGCAGGCGAATGCGACAAGTCTCTGTGCAAAAGGAGCGTCCTGCTTCATCCAATCCAGAGCCCATTCCGCCTTGTGTTTAACAGCGGGTACAGTCTCTATGGCCCGGAACAGTCCGGCCTTCTCTTCGGGGTCCCGGACGAGCTTGTCAATCATGAGCGAATATGTCTCGCCGTGGATAGACTCATTGAAACCCTGATAGGCGTAGAACGAGCGGGCCTCGGAAATCTGAACCTCCTTGGTGAAATTCATGTCCAAGTTTTCAAACACGATTCCATCAGATGCGGCGAAAAACGCCAGGACGTGTTTGATGAAGTGCCGCTCGTTTTCGTTCAGGCTCTCCCAGTCCTTGAGATCTGTAGCCAGGTCAATTTCCTCGGCTGTCCAAAATGATGCAATCGCCTTCTTGTAGAGTGACCAAAGATCCGGGTATCGAATTGGAAAGGTTGTGAAGCGCGAAAGACTAGGTTCAAGGATTGGGTCCATTCTTGTAATTAAAGGTGTCATTTTTTTAAGGGGGAGGAGAGTATGGAGGACCATCTCAAACGGCTGGCTCTCAGGCTCAAGATACGGAACTTGCCCGGTACAGTCATCCACCACGTGGCCCTACTGAAGAAAACACTTGACGTTCAGGGTGTAAAATCCCACATCGTCAAGGGTTATTGTGTTATTTATGAGTCAAAAGAGGCCTGTGAGCACTATTGGCTCCGGGTCGACACAGGCGACCCCGACCTTCCCCTGGACCTCGATATTGGTTTTGAGGTGGCGAAACTCCGGAACCGGGAGCTCATGGCTCTACATCCCGTCCTCGTGGAGACTCTTCCCCCGGGCTTGACGAGGTCTGATCAACAGGAGATCCTGATCCGAGATGAGAATCTTCGTCTCTACGAGCTCCATCAAGAAAACCCCAAAGCGTTCTGGCGCGAGGCTCCGAAAGAGGTCGCAACTTTCCCTGTGAAGTTCTAGGGGTCAGACTCTGGACCGCCGCTGACGCGAGGTTCATGAAGCTCCGGACCATCGGGGGGTCCGGGACGTCCTGACCGAGTTCTAGAAAGTTCTTCATCTTTTTCTCAATTGGGTTTGCCTGTTCGAGCGCAGCATTGAATTCACCGAAGCACTCTTGGAGAAATACCTGGCCCTCTGTCACCCGCTGCTCCCGGTCGACACTCAGCTCCTTTGATATCTTCAGGGCCAGACGCTTCATGAGGATGCTGCTCCGCATGGCATTCGCCATCTTTTCGTTTATTTTCAGGTACAACTGAATAGACCCCAAGAAACCGGTCCCGGCCGATAAAACAGCGTTCAGGATACTGACAAACCGCTGACTCAAAAACTCATTCAGTGATATGGCACACAGTGCATTCACTGACGAAATGAACAGGATAGGTATGTTGAACCGGGCTGATAGTGCGTGATAGTACTGATAGTCCTTATTAAAATAGTTAGAATAGGCGTTACACTGCTTCTCTATTTTACTAAGGTACTCTTCTTCCTTTTTGTGCCAAGGATCTTCACGCATTATTATTATTCTCTAAAAAAACTTGGAGTCCTCCGTGATCTCGATGATGTCTCTGACGCGCTCGGGAAGACCCGTCTTGATGCTCTTATAAACCATACTGAAAAGAGGATTCGAATTTGTGATGCGAATTTTCTGAAGAATGTGCTTGTCAGGTCGGATCTCAATCATGAGTTTGATGAGGTGCAGAGCCGTCTTCGAATTCAGTTTAGCAACTGGTACGTCCTTGAGGTTCAACTCGATAATCTCCTTGAGGTTATGCTTAAGTACGTACTCGTCGAGTTGGAACACGACGGGCTTGACTGAATTCAAAAACATGTCAGTTTCGGCCGGAGTCCTGGGTTGACGGTCTATGTACCGAGTGGCCAAAAATTCTATAATCAGGTGCCCCCCCTGTGGATAGAACACAAGGAGGTCTGTCATCTTGTGTTAGAATACGGTTTGTTTTTTTATACCTATATTCCAATGCTGGACCTGGTGATCATTTCGATTCTGGTTCTGCTCGCCTACTTCTTTATTGACTGTGGGCACTACAGGGCGAGTCCGGCTATACACGTGTTTGGTACAATAGTACCACTTCTAGTTCTTAAATTCACAGCACCAGATGTGTGGCCGAAGCGGTTTATGTTCACCGTCATCATGTGGCACGTCGTGGATATTTTGAACCATGCGATTGATGACGGCCTAAAAAATAACGACTCCTCTCAATGCAGGCCTATTGTGTCAACCTGGATCGGCGAGCCGATAGACGAGAAGAGGCCCAGCTCGAGTTTGACCGGGAGGGACTCTCCGTTGATTTCTTCTCCGCAACTGACGGACGACTCGAAGCCCCCTCCGGAATCTACATCACCCCCGCCGAGTACGGATGCGCCATGAGTCACGTGAGGATCTGGAAAGACATGGTCACCCGGGGCCACAATATGGCTCTGGTGATTGAAGATGATGTCCGACTCGTCCCTAATTTTAATTCTAAATTAGAATCGATCCTCAAAGAGGCTGAGGGCCACAAGTGGGACATTATAAACCTAGGACCCATCGTGCCCATCGTGCGGCACCCACTGACACCTAACCTGTACGAAGGTCAGCCCCTTGGGACCCATGCATATGTTATTAACCTGGAGTGCGCCAAGAAGATTTCGGTTTTTGATCCAGAATTCATGAAGGTCGGTATAGACTATCAACTGAACCGGTTTCCCATCCGCATCTTGTGTGTGTGGGATCCAATAGCCAAACAGGAGGATATTGACTCGAGTATATTTACTGGTCTTATCAAGTCCAGTCTGAAAGGTGACATAGGGTTGGAGAGGACACTTGACTACATGTACCTCTTCAAACTTGGGTGTCAGCGGTTTAAAGTTTTCATAATAATGTTCTTTGTGGCTTTGGTTGCTTACATGGCGAAATAGATGGCTTGCTGTATTTCCCGGCGCCCGGCAGGGACCCATGTTGTTGTGCAGTGGTGCTTGGCCCACTTGCCGCCATTCGTGTATTCGTTGTAATTGAGAGAATTGAACATACTCTCCGGGCAGTCCTTCCGGGACTCTTCGACAATATGCGGCCCGGTCACCCACAACGGGTTCCGACCGTACTTGTACAATTCTAGATTAGAAATGGTATAATTCCAGAAAGGGTGTTTGGGAGGGCTGGCCATAAGCGCATTCAGGTGCGACGCGCCACACCACCAGCTTCCATTGAACTTGTCTTGCGAGATGGACACTTTGCCATCGGGAATTTCCTCCATGAAGTTTTCGATGCACTCATAGTCCATATCTGCATATATGCCTCCGTACTCGTACATAATAAAGTACCTGGCGGCATCTATACGCTTAATCTTGTGGTCGTAGGCCTTGTAGGTGGGCCAGAACCACTCGTACTTTGTTAGGATGAATTCATCCATGTCCTCATCGGTCCACATTTTGTATTCAAAATCAGGAAACTTCTCCTTCCATGTTTTCTGACAGTCGGCCCAGACCGGATGCCACTTGGCCTCGTCGGAGGGTGCCGTCTGATGGATAATCTTGGCCACCTTGTCAGTCTTCCATGTGGGTGAAAACTCCAGGGTCGGGAATGTCTTTTTTGGATTTAAATCGAAAAGCCACGCCCATGACTGTGGGACGACCAGCCTCTGGGCCAGCTCGTTCAGTAAGAGGACCAGGGCCACAATGACGACTACGAATAGCCACCACATCTAATCGGGACCGGTGTATTATTCCTCATCGTTTTCCGCGGAATGTGTTACAAATCGGTCCCTTATGAAACTGGGTAAGAAACCTTTGAATATAGCCAGGAGCGACTCTATTATCGGATTTGTACCTGAAATTTCACACCCGTCCAGTAAGATGCATTCCTTGGTGTGCTGGTACACGTTCCATGAGATGCGACCCATGACGTGTACGCGGGCCTTCCGGATGTTCATATCTTTCATGTTCGTCGTCACGACCTGTCTTAGCCCCCTGCTCAAGCACAGAGCCTGAATCTTGTCAATCATAGGGAACAGTGTCTCAACACAGTACCTGTCAGCATCCTCCATCGTGTGTGGCTGGATATCCATGAAACCACCTGCTAGAAGTTCGATGTAGAGTATGTTTGTTTCTGGGTCGGGATGAAAGCGTATCCAGTCACACATCCTATGCTGACCTAAGATATTATTACTATGTTTCTTACGTATTCCGGCAGGGCCAGCTTCGTCACACGCCATATCCACTTGAACAAGAAGCCGCCGTGTATAAAATGTATCTTCTTGAGTGAGTCGTTACCCCGGGTGTATTCCTCGAGCTTGCAAATGAGGCGTACCGCCGCCCACACGTCTAAATGGGTGAGGTTCGCCCCTTTTAGGTCAACCACACACCGTATGCTCTTGGTACGAGTCAGCAATTCGTCTATAAAGTCCTGGAGCTCCTCGAACAGGATAGGCTGGAACTTTATAAACTCCTTTCCTTGAAACACCATATCGACAGTTAGGTCCTCCTTGACTTCAGATTTCAAAAACAGATTTATGTCCCTCGACATATATTTTATGTATTAATATTAAAATGAGAGATTACGTCCGCTTTGCGGCCGTGGCATGGGTCGGGGCCCTATGCTTCGTGTTTGCATACTTCGTCTCTGGTGCCCTCGATCGCCTGACACCGGGGCTGAACGATAAGAAGCCCAAGTGGCAGACGTTTCTGGAGGTGGTTCTGCAGTTCGCCATCGTGGGCATCATCATCTACATGGCCCGGAGCATCATCATCAAGGTGCCATTCCCGCTCGACCACGTGTCGGGTTTCCAGTACAAGGAGCTTGCGGAGCTGCGCAGCCTGCCCCTTTTAGTCTTCCTCTTCATGTTCTTCCAGAAGAAGACTCAAGATAAAATGCGTTTCATAATGTAAGATGGCCCCTCGACGAGCTGTCTCGGCAGCGCAGGCCCCTCGACGAGCTGTCTCGGCAGCGCAGGCCCCTCGACGAGCTGTCTCGGCAGCGCAGGCCCCTCGCCACCCACGCCACACACGCGTCACGCGCTCGTGGCCCGAGAGGTATTTTGCTGGCCTCTCGAGGTCCATGCGTCTCACGCGTGAGAAGGAGCTGCTCAGACGCCGGCGGCTCCCCTACTCAAAGCTCGGGCTTTCCAAGTCGAACAAGGGTGGGACGAAGAAAAAGTCCAGGTGGACCCAGCAGTTTCACAAGGTCTACCCGGGCCTCAAGTTTAACAAAGTGGCCATAGCCCGGCGGACAGGAATTCCAATTAAGAATCTAAATACAGTCTACGACCGGGGCCTCAAGGCGTGGAAGACGGGTGGGTCCCGCCCGGGTGCCACTGCGGCCCAGTGGGCCATCGCCCGGGTCTACAAGTACGTCTTGGTTACCAAGAAAAAGGTACCCAAGGCTTGGTACATCACTCGGTTTGACCCGAACTCCAACTTGAGGCAAGTTTCACGTACATAGCGCCACTAGGTGGGCTGTACGCTTTGTGAAGCCACGTGCGCTGCAAAAATACAACCTTATCTTCATCAAGAACAACAGTTCCGTCAGGGAGGAGATATGCGTCTTCCCCGATGGGATTGAGTTTGATCCTCTTACCAGGAGGTGGATGTAATTCCATATCAGATATATAGTTGTCGTTGACCATATGAATTAGGGTCCTTAATTGTTTATCCGTCTTCGGCCCGTTCACAAAAGTACCGGTTCAGGTCTGATTGAATCCTTTCACCCTTGGTTGTCAATTGGACCAACCCAAAATCGTTCAGACCCAGGTCAGCCAGTGGGTCGAAATCATTTTGGATCAAAATTTGCCATCGCTCGCGATATTTACGATTCTCAAACGACCCATGCCAGTGATGGACGATTGTACCGTTGACATATGAAAACTTGAGGTCCCTAATTTTGGATTGAAATTCAAGAAGGAGGCCAAGGTAATTCTTGTTGACATTACCGGGTGCGCTCCAGTCAATCTTCCCTACGAGTCCGAGGGCCATGTGCCTATCGGCCGAACCCAAGATGGCCCAGTCGGGAAGGGCGTCCATCGTGACCCACGCGCGCCGCGTGCAGGCCCACGCATACCCCGGGTGCCAGAACCCGTACTTGTCGGTCTTGGAGTAGGGGGTACCGGATGCGTGCATGTAGCCAAAGCTCTTATCGGTCTTTATGGCCTCACCGAAAGGGCCGAGGTTCACAGCCGTCTGCCAAAGCTGGACCACGTCGTGGGTCTTCAGACGGTCCATGGTGTCGTCCGCCCAATTTTGATTCAAAAATGAAATATCAGCATCGACCCATGCCACATACTGCCACGTCGACGGTAGATGTTCGACTGCAATATTAATGAGATTCTCTTTCAACCAGAGTTTACTACGGGTCTTTATTTTCAACTGTTGAAACACCGGCAGTCTGGGGAGAGATGCGGTACCATCCACTTCGATGACGACGAGTTTAATACCAGGGTGTTCCTTGTATTCATTTACAAATTTCATGAAGAGATCTCTACGTCTTTTAAATGAGCAAAAGTTGAAGTAGGGCAGGACCACATAAAGGGTGTCATCTTTCGGCGGCCTGAAACAACACGCCATCTATTTTTTCTCAACAAAAGTAAATGAAGTTTGATATCCTTGTTATGTGGGCCCTTGCTTTGGTGATTGCCTGGTTCGTTTTTTTCCGGGGATCGGCTGCTGTGACTGGTAGTCAGGGGGGCATGCCGTACTACTACTCACCCTAGGGTTTAAACTCCGGTACACCGGCCAGTGTAATTTCACCCCAATCTCTATCGTACAAGTTTGAATGTTCATCAGTCCACACGACCCCTCTTATGTGAGCGTTGGGCTCGAGGGTCCACGTGTGTTCTTCAGTTTCATGAGGTATTATTACCTCATAATAGAAATACCCATATTTGACCAACTCATAGTAAATTAGTTTCTTGTCTGCCCTATAGTAAACAAATTCCTCCCTCGGGATGAATTTTAATTCAAAATTACAAGTGACGGGTCGGAAGATTCCCAGTGTCCGGTGGATCTCAATAACATTTGAAATCACATTTTATAAACCAAATCCTTATGGCATCTCGAGTATGGCCCGCATCTCAGTTTGGGACCGGCCACGGAGACACTCGGCGATCCGCCGGCAGACTCTATTCATAAACTCTGGATAGTGTACGTAATCGGCCAAAAGGGCCAGTTCCTTCAGCTTTTCGAATTCAGCATCTTTGACCGCCCACCAGTCTTTATTCTCGTCCCGAAGTATTCCCGTGTGAGCAAACTCAATCATAGTCACCCAGTTTTCAAATGTACCATGAATGACTGGAAACTCATTTCCACCAGTCTCTTCATGGGCCATGTTAAGCACCTTCATTTTCGGAATGACTTCATCCGAACACTTGAGTGTAATTCCATCCGGAAATTTAAGCTTCATAGTAAACTAACCGCCCTCTTCTCTATACTTGAAGCACTCCCATAGGTGCTTTACCTCTTTTGGTTTAGAAAGGGCTGAAAATTCGTCTATAGAGTACTCGTCACCCATGGACCTATTGCACTTTGGGCATATAGGTTTCAAGTTGTTAATATCTGTGGCACCACCTTTACTTTCGGGAATGTTGTGTCCCACCTCGAAGCTAAAGGGGGTGATTATGTTCTCGCACCAAGTGACGAGGCATTTATGTTTGAAAAGTCGGTCACCACAGTACAAGAGCCATACTTGCTCTCGTAGTGCAGCAGGAATGCGCGCCTTCATAATGAATAAAAACGTCGTATCTTTAAACAATGACGCTTTTTGGAGAAGCGTTTATTATAGGGTTGGGAGCAGCCCTTGGTGTATTCACGGTGACGTGCTCGCTAGAATGTCTAGGATGCTTAGCTTCTCTCGGAACTCGGCGTTCTCCCCCTTACCGGGCAGGGCCCGCCAGTTAGCACTCATGGGGTCCTTGATGATATCCTTGAGAAGATTCAACTCACTGCGTGAAAACGTCACTGCACCGAGGCGGAAGTCCTCAAAGGCCTCACACGTCACCGGGACGATGGGCTTGATGAGATCGTAGACCTGTTTCGCTAGGTCCCGAATCTCCCGTTGGGCGTGGTCCTCGATGCGCAGCTGTAAGAAATGAAGGAGGTTATGAAGGTTAATTTTCCAGTAAAATTGAGTGAAGGTGCTTTGGGGAAGGTGCGTCCGGGCGAGCTCCCGTGAGACACCCTTGGCAATCAATTCATCGTAGGTATGGAACGCCAAGTCACACGACGCCTTTTGTTTGAGGACAAGGAACTCACCACCTTCGTAGGGGTCCTCACCACCTTGCCCACGGGTCATAGACTGCCGGCGCAGGCTGTCCGGTATGAAGAACTCGTCCGGAATGACAGAGTACCGGGCAGACACCTCGTTGACTGATGCGGTCCGGTGGCGAAGCCACTGGCGCGCCACGAAGATTGGGCACTTGATGAGAAATTTAAACTCGACCATCTCAAATGGCGTCGTGTGCCAGTGACGCATGAGGTACCGGATGAGCGCCCGGTCGTCTGACACGGACTTGGTTCCTGGACCGTACGAAACACGTGCAGACTGCACAATCGCCGCGTCGTTGCCCATCGAGTCTATGAGACGGGCCTCCATGATATATTTTTTGCGTTGCGTTTTTTTAAGCGGGGAAGCGAAGTAAAGTCTTCGCGTCGCTTCAAAAAACGCTCCCGGCAGGTTTCGAACCTGCGACTTTGAGGTCCCGGTTAATTTGTGCCAAATTAACAGCCTCACACTCTACCAACTGAGTTACAGGAGCCTGATGAACCTTTTAACGACATGCTCGGGTCGTTCTGACTTGGGTGATTCGAACACCCGACCAGCGGAGCCCCGCCAACGGTCTGAAAGACCGGAGCCTACAATCCGACGCGCTACCACTGCGCCAAAGTCAGAAGGTGAATAGTTTAACGACTTGTTCAGGTCGAACTGCTTCCAATGAGTTTTGATCTCATTACCTCTCCCTAATAGGGGTGAGATGTTTCGCATCTCTAGTTACTAAAGGAGTGCTCTACCAATTGAGCTATGGAAGCTTATGAGGTTCCAGGGAGGATCGAACTCCCATTACGAGATTCAGAGTCTCGTGTACTAACCATTATACTATGAAACCTGGCGACCTTGACGTGTGTCGATCACGTTACCTTCAGATCTTCAGTCTGACGCTCTCCCAGATGAGCTACAAGGTCTTATATGTGCACACAGGGAATTGAACCCTGCCTTGAGCCTTGGAAGGGCTCTGTACTAACCACTATACTATGTGCGCTGCCCACGCCGGGAATTGAACCCGGGTTTCACCGGTGAGAGCGGTGTGTCCTATCCGACTAGACTACGTGGGCGTTTGACCTTGGCGGGACTCGAACCCGCGGCTTCGGGCTCGCTCGTCACATAAGACCCGCACTCTAACCAACTGAGTTACAAGGTCGGATTTACATATTATAAATCTTTCTCACACCATTGACGAGTGTCCTGCATCCCGGGCAGCGATCCTTATCCCGCGTCCTCAGCCAACACCCGTCACAAATAACGTGCCCACAGGGGTCAATAAATGCGTCAACAAGCTTGTCCATGCATACAAAACAAGTAAACTTGCCGTACCTATCGGGGTTCGTGTCCATCAGCACCCTCTTCATCGCCTCGACCTTACCCGCCGCTTCCCTGCATTGTTGAGCAAGGGCGTCGACGCCCTCTTCCTGCTCGTAGTTGTCTATAATACTAGAGAGCTTGTCCTTTAAGCCTTGAGAAGTGACGTTGTCTAGAATCATACCAATTACATTGGTATCTTCTTTCTTCTGTGCATATTTGGCATTGAGTTTAGTGTGTTCTGCCCGGGCCCTAGTGAATTCCATTTTGAAATTTCCAAGTTCCTTTTCAAAATCAGACCATCTCGAGTCGAGCTCCATTGGCACCGAGGGGAGGGTCTCCTCACGCGAGTGCAGGCCCGGTGCCAATATGGTCTCCAGGAGCGACCTAGAGTCGAGATATGCAAAGTTCATCCTATATGTATAAAATAAAATGTCCTTAAGTAATAAATGCTGCTCGATATATTGTTACTTGCATTGGGCATCGCTCTTATCCTCATGAGTGTTCAGAGCTTCATGGACCCTGACCGTCGTAAGGTGGCGTCTGAGATTATGCGGGCGACCCTGCTTGGCGTGGCTGGTCTGTTCCTGGTGTACCTGTACCAGACGAACACCTCCGCCAACAAGGGAAGCAGCGGGGCGGGCTACTATCCTTCGGCTTACCCGTAATCTTAAACTCGACCACACTCGCCCCCAGGGCCTCTAGGATCTTCACGGTGTCTGTTTCGTTGTAATCGAGCTTCTCGAGCTCGCTAATCAGATACAGGCTAACCTTTTCATTGAGTTGACTGATGGTCCTATTCAACATGATTTCCCTAGACTTGTCAAGGATGGCTTCGAGGCTCTCACCAGGCATGGAGCTCTGAACCGCCTTGACGAGTTCAGGCCCAGAAAGATTCTCCATTAATAGTAATATGGCGAACCAATCCCTTAACTTGTTATTTTTGGTTCTATTTGCCCTGATATTTGGGGCCATCGGCGTCTCTAACTTTGTGGAGGCGAGCAACAGTCAGGCCAAGCCTGGCCAGCGCTACGCTGGAATGATGTGGCTCACGCTTGCAGCTGCTCTAGTTATATATAAAATAAGCAACCGTTGATAAAACATGTTGCATCTCGTCGGACATATCGACGGTGTGTGGGTCTCCAAGAAGAACAACCTGGAGACCATAATGCGTAGAATCGCTGAAAGATGTGGGTTTACAGTTGTGAACCACGCATTTCACCAATTCGAACCCATGGGTGCGACGGGTGTGCTTGTCCTCGCGGAGAGCCACTTTAGCGCCCACACGTACCCAGAGCACAACAGAATCTACCTCGATGTATTTTGTTGCTCGGCCAATTTTGATCCGAAATTCTGTTCCGATGTAATCGAGCGGGAATTCTCGGCCATTTCAGGCAGTTGGAAGACTATCCGTCGATGAGCAAGGCACGGCCGTCATTTTTGTTGACTGAAGTTCGTCCAGGTCCTTTTTGGCCCATACGTATTGGAGTATAGACGTTACAAAAGACCCGAAACAGCACCCGGCCAGAATGATGGGAAACGCCTTTTTCATTCTGGTTGCAAAATACAGGAATATGCAGAAAAATATACAGGTGATGAACCCAGACACCATCGAACCACCCATCGTCAACATATCACCCGCGGCTTGCAGGCTGGTCATAAGGTCGGTCGAGTAGCACTTTCCGTTTATATTCGTGTTGGCCCGCGGAGCCTCTATCGCCGGATGCGCTGGGTTCGAGCTTGACGGGCACCCTTGAGCGCATGCCATGCTTTGGACGGGGCAGCCCGGGTCGACGCGGCGCGGACACGCACAATAATCGCACACAAGAGCCGCCATTAATACTTACGCACATTTTCCAGTGGCGCCACCACCTACGGTTCCCGGGCCCGACGAAATTGCCGTAGTCACCAGGCCCAGAGGGCATGCCCCGCTTGCGCACTCCTTGGCCGTCGAGCAGAGGCAGCCCTTCTCCTTGTTGGTGCCGACGCCTGCAGTTCCACCCGCACAATTCTTCAGACGGACCGAAATGGCCCCAGTGGCGAAGCCAATTATGATACCGACAATGACCAAAAGAACAAAGCCCCACCCCAGAATAGGCCCCCACTCCATTTTTTTGACATTCTTTGCAATCACTTCCGGCTGTGCCGCTTGGCGCAAAAGACCCTGAAGTCTAGTGGAATTCATTAGTATTTATACATAAATAAGTTTCGTCCTCAGGGGTCTTGAACACTCCTGGGGCCGAAGCCCGGGCCGAAGCCCATGAATAGTTTCGCAAATTCGCAAGAAGCGAGAAACGTTGTTTCTCTAGTTGGAGAAGGCAAGGCCACCCATGCCCGACTGGATGCGCAGGATGTTGTAGTTCACAGCGAACATCTTCATCTGGGGCGTGGTGTAGGCAGCCTTCATGTTCAGGGCGACCTGCGCGTTGTCAATACGCGAGAAGTTGCAGGTGCCGGTCGGCTGGTGCTCCTCCGGCTGCAGCGCGAAGGAGTACGCGTAGATGCCCACGTACGGGGTGCCGGTGTGGTACAGGAACGGCTGGTACTGGTTGAAGAACTTGCCGACCTGCTCCTTGAAGCGGTCCTGGCCGTTCAGCACCAGCTTGAAGTTGTACAGGGGGCCGACCTCCATGGCGCTGAAGGCGCCGCCGGTCGTGGCAACCGCCGTGTTGGCGGTGCCCTCCTCCACCCAGTACACGTTGGACATCGGGGTCACGATGCCGCCGGCCACGGTCGCCACCGCGGTACCGGTGATCGGGCCCACCAGCACGTTGGAGAACAGACGCGGCGCGCCGATCTCGTGGGGCATCATGCCACCGAAGGTCATCGGGCTCGCAGCGCAAGTCACGTTCACGTTCGCGCACGACGTGGAGAAGTTCCACATGCTGTTGCGGGCAGTCGCGGACGTGTTGGAGAAGCACCAGATCAGCTCCTTCACCGGGTGGTTGAAGGACAGACGGACGGTCTGGGCAGCCGGGGACGGCGCGCTGGACGTGGCCGTCACGGCGTCGCCGCCGGTGTGCTGCACCTGCTCGATCAGGTACTCGTGGCCCTTCTGGGCGAAGCGGCGGCGCTCCTCAGTGTCCAGGTACACGTAGTTGGCCCACACC